TTGGTAGCGAGTGACGGTTACGATCACTCCCTATGTCCTTTTGGGACCTCCAGCTTATGAAACTGGTGAGACTGCCACTTCTCCAACTCGCTATTAATTTGTTTTGGAGAATGTCGGATTTGAACCGACCTGTATTTCCGCATTGCAAATGCGGCGACCACCCCTAGCAGTCCCAGCCCCCATCAGTCTTTTTGTAAAAGTTTTACTACTTCACTAAGACTACTATTTACTTTATACTTATTCACAATATAAGAAGCAAACAAATATGTATTGTCGTTCTCGTAAAACTTTAATTGGTGTTTATATGCTTCTAACTCACACTGCAATCGATACTTTGTACTAAACTTATATCTCAATGCATGAAACAAAGGATTTTTCCACCATTGTTTCACATGTATAAGTTCATGTTCTAAGAGACCTTTGTCCTGTTTATAATCTGGACGAATTAGAACAAACGGTCCGCGAGTCATTGCAGCGAACTTCTTTGGTATTGAGAAATTTGTGTAGAACACTTTATACCACATAAACACTCCTAATATAACAGAATCCGTTTTTCTTTTTCCAATAAAAAGTAAATTTGTTTGCTGAATGGATTCTTAAACTGGTGCCCTATGACAGAATCGAACTGCCGTCAACGGATTACAAAACCGTGGTAATACCATTATACGAATAGGGCTTAATTCTTTGGCTGACCGAGTTGGATTCGAACCAGCAAAATTCAAATATATGAAGAAATGATCTAAAGTTAGATGTAAAGCTGTGGGGGTGGAGAACGATTCCACCTGTTTCGGATTAACAGTCCGACTCGGCTCACCAATGAACGATACCCCACAGCTTTACACCCAACTGCACTACCGCTGTGCTATCCTGGAATTTATCCTTTACGACAAGGGCTCTGTCTAGATCAGATGTGCGACTTATCGTTTCGTCCTCTAAGAAAGGAAATAACAGCGAGGACTCATCAGAAGGTAACTGTTATTCGATGTTTGTATTATATATCGACCATCTATCATTGTCAAGGGTTAATTTAATCTTTTGGAGGATTCGGCTGGCTTTGCACCAGCGTAATCTCGTTTTGCAGACGAGTGCCTAATCTATCTCGACCACGAATCCGTCTAACTGGTGGAAGATAAAGGATTCGAACCTTTGTACCGATTTCTCGGTCATCCGTTTAGCAAACGGTGTCAATAAGCCTCTCTGACAATCTTCCATAATTTGGTGCCTCTTGATGGTTACGCTCCACCTACAACCGCTTATCAAGCGGACGTTATAACTAGTTAACTAAAGAGGCAATAGCTGGCAGCGAATACGGGACTCGAACCCGTTTGACCTGATCGACAGTCAGGTATAATACCCATATATCAATTCGCCATTTACAATTATCGAAATCTGGAGGAAAAGGTGGGATTCGAACCCACGGAACCTTTCGGTCCTCTAGTTTTCAAGACTAGTGCAATAAACCAGACTCTGCCACTCTTCCTTAATTCTGGTAGGTCCACCCAGACTCGAACTGGGAAAGACTGATTAAAAGTCAGCTATGATAACCAATTTCATCATGGACCCATAAAATTTGGCGGGCGCGCTAGGAGTTGAACCTAGGATGGCGGAGTCAAATTCCGCAGTGTTACCGTTACACTACGCGCCTAATGTTCTTGCTACGTTGACAGTCGCAGGTGTAGCAACCTGGGGATTGTATGAGGCTTCTTAGGTTTCTCATACATGACTTTTAAAACTGAATGTCAAGCGTTTTTTAAAATTATTTCTACCGTATTCTGGGTCACCGTACTGTGTGAAAACGACGTCTGGCGCCCAAATTTAACTTAATCTATTGATTCTAAAGGACTTTTCGATATTCTAAAAAGTCCTTAGGAATCAACGATTTACATCAATTCTTAGATACTAGTTGCCTGACTCGAGAATGCTTCGGCAAAAAATCTGACAAAAACGACATCTGATCAGCCAAGATATTTCTGTTCTGCAGAATCAACCCCTCGGCCTTGTCTGGTACATATGGAACATAAAGTAATTCTAGTCCCGAGTCCTCTAACAACATATCATCCTTATATGAGTTGCATCGAGTGCATGCAGTCACACAATTTGTCCAAGTGTTAGGACCACCTCGAGAAACAGGAACAATATGGTCCTTTGTCAGTTTAGATTCAGTGTAATTTTTACCACAGTAAGCACAAGTGTACAGATCCCGTCGAAAAAGATTCTTGTTACTTAAAGCAGGAGTTCTGTTCTCATAGTGAAATTTAGACTTTAGTGCTATGATAGAGGCTACTTCGATTTTTGATCTTTCTCCTGTGATGCGAGATACTCCACCTTGAAACATAAATTCCTCGTCGCCAAATTCCCAAGCGACCAATCCTTTACATTTCAAAGTGATTGCATCTTGCCAAGACATCCAGCTGTGTGGTTGTCCACCACTGTTAAGAGTCAAAATTAAATGCCGCATAATAGCCTCCGATAAATTTTGGTGCCGCTTGTTGGTTACGCTCCAACCTCTCATGCTCTTCAGGCATGCGCTTTCACTAGATTAGCTTAAGCGGCATAACAGAATCCGTTTTTTAGTGCTCTACCAACTGAGCTACTGACTCTAAAGAATCAGGCAGGACTCGAACCTGCGACCACTCGCTTACCAGGCGAAATATTATTTGCTGCAAGGATTCTTAATTCGTTACATGCTCACCATTATATACACATTTAAAATAATGTCAAGCATGAGATTAAACTTTTTAAAAACATAATAAAAACCAGATTTTACTTCCGCGTTATCGCCGCAGGGTTCATCCTTGGTTCCGCCCGTTCGGAAAATACTTCTCCGCGCCCACGTTGCGCCACATCCATAATAAAAACCCCAGGGTTTTTAGTCCTGGGGTTAATTTGTATCTAAAAATATTTCTTTTGATCTACAAACCAACCCCGACTGTTCTATCATAAAATGAAATAGCTGCTGGGCGTGGATTAATACCAAGCTGCCCTAAGCATGTTTCAGATTTATGAGTTATGGATTGGTGGTACATTTGTTTTCTCCGTTTATATTATTTATACAGGAAACTGTTCAAAAATGAAATATTTTTAAAATATTTTTACTATTCTGTTAAAACTGTTCTCTTTGTGCTTTTTGTACCAATAGAAACCTTTCTGGGTTTCTTTGATTCAGGAACTACACGGTATAAAGTAATGGTAAGAATACCATTGTTCATCACTGCAGATTCTACTTCAACTTGTTCTGCTAAAGTAAACTCACGGGTGAAATCACGATTAGCAATACCTTTATACACAAAGGTAGTTGTTTCTTCTGATTTACCTGTTCCCTTAACTGTTAGTTTATTGTCAACTATTGATACATCTAAATCACTTTCAGCAAATCCCGCACAAGCGATTTCTATAACGAATGTATCATCTTTGATTTTTTTAATGTTGTAAGGTGGATAAGATGCTCCTTTAGACACGTCTTCTGAAATCTTAGTTGCAGCATTCAGAATATCCTCAAACCCTACAAAATGTTTTGGAAATATTGCTTCAAAATTCATTTGTTTGAACATGTTTTTCTCCTTTTTAGCAAGAATGAAATGATCGCCCCGAAGGCACGATCACTTCTATTTATAACAACTCATGTTATTTTACTACTTTTTTCTTACCCAGATTATACTTTGTTTGTAGATTCCATTCATTCTTTTCTTTAAATGCCAGAACCTTGATCTGAGCTAGTGGTGCTCTATTTTCAAAGGACTTAGAATCTACTAACGTTACCAAACCCCAATCAACCAGAAGTTTAGCAATAGTGTTTCTCCGTTCCAGATCATTTTCAGAGATATCTGAAAACTTACCATCCAAAGCAAAAAGCTCTTTAAAGTGCACAAGAAAGTATCTTCCCTGTTTATGTAGAATATGCACCGATTGATAAAGAATCTTATCTTTCTTAGATGCAACACCAATTCTAGATAGTGTTTCTTTGACTTTAAGAAAGTCATCAGGATGTGAGAGTATTACTTCTAATGGTTTGTACCCTGCCAGTTTTACATTAAATGAAAAATTTTCATTCATTTCGTAGTCCACCTTTTCTTAATTTCTGTTTAAATTCCACGATCTGCTGTGGCGAAAGAATGGAACAAACTTGACGGGCCTTTTCGTTATTATACCCATAGTATTCCTTGATCACTTCAATCGCTTCTAGCTTCTCACTTTTTAACCATTTATTATACCTTTTCTTAGGTTTAATTATATATCTTAAAAAGTCATACTGAAGTTTCTTTGATAGATGTGGTCTAGAGTTCATCTCATTGGCATAGATGACAGTATCCGCACCAAAACTTAGCGCTTTATTTATAATAAAAGGATTGTACTGTTTCTCTGACCAATCATCTACGATCAGATCATTTTTATCGTGGTGAATACTATTAACGAAATCAAATGGTGAGATTGAGGGTATTTTATACTCCTCTTGCGATTCTTCTTTTTTCTTTCTTGCCATGTTACTACTTCTTGAATGAAACAGAAGCCATGATCTCTGTCAGACAGGCAACTAGATTGATTTCTTGATCAGCGCAGAATGCTGACTTGTATCCATAGTCTGCCAAAATAAGAACCATCTGAGGTACCTCATTAACTTTATCTAAAAGTTCATCATATATTTTTCTAAAAATTCCCTGTGGATCATTATCAATATTATTAACAACCCAAGTACGCATCTTCTTCCAATCTTTTTCCTTTAAAGATGCTGTAAGTTCATTGATATTTAGATCACCAACACGGGAAAGAATACCTTCATCAATTTTTCCTGCGGTAGAATATCTTTGCAACTCATTAATGATTCGACGATAATCAGGAAAGTATTTGACTAAAAGTGAAGCAATAACTTTTTCATCATAAGGAATCTGTTCATTCTCTAGAATAAACTTAACTCGCTTCATGAATTTTCCTGCAATCTTAGGCTTTTCATCCTTGCTAAGTTTAAACTCGACAACTGCACATCTAGAATGTAAAGGTGCGATAATACGATTCTTAAAGTTACAGGTAAGAATGAAACGACAATTACTAGAGAATTCTTCTATAAAAGCTCTAAGACCAGGTTGTGTACTATTAGCGTTTAGATAGTCAGCTTCATCAAGAATGATAACCTTTGTCTTACCAGAGAAAGAAACTGTCGAGGCAAACTGTTTGATTTTAGTTCTCAGAACATCAATACCAGATTCTTCTGAACCGTTGATAATGATATAATCGGTACCTAGCTCTTCGCAGATGGCTCGAGCTACGGTAGTTTTACCCATACCCGCACCGCCGCAAAGAAGCATATTTTGAATCTCACCCTTCTCTACAAACTCCTTGAAAACTGCAAGTTGCTCTACTGGCAAAATGCAGTCATCAAGTTTAGTAGGACGATACTTTTCAACCCATAAAAACTGCTCATCACGAATTTCTTGCATAATATAATTCTCCAATTATTACATCTTTGAACTGGGTTCCATTGCAATCAAATATACCATACTACCAGTCTTACTACGAAACTCACACGCCATCTTTTGTGATAGAGTCACTACGTAGTCATCAGGAATCATCTTTAGATTCTCTGTAGCAATATCACAACTAAAGTCATACTCACTCTTACCAATAATCTTCTTAAAGTTGTTAATCGTATCAATCTTCTTATCACCAATCTTCATCGTCACTTTACCATCTTTTGACACAATAGAAAGATTAGGTGCAGCCAGTAGACCTGCTACCTTAGTGATGTTTTGAATATCTTTTGATGATAGTTCAAAGGTGAAACGTGGTTCTAGTACAACTTCTTTTGCAGGTGGAGCTGGAAATGACACTGTACAATAAAAGTATTCAAAAGAACCCATATCATTCTTAACAGTAAGACTCTTATCACCAAACTCAATGTCTTGGTCATCAGCAAAAGAAAAAATTTGTAGTAGAGAGTTTAGTTCATAGATAGCAAACTCTTGTGGAATTGTTTCTTGAATGTTAACACGAGCAAAGATAGATTTTGCTGAGTTAATAGTTGCCAGAGTATTACCTGGCTTAAAAATCATGTTTGGATTGATTGTCGCAAAATTCTTTAGAATTTGCATTGTAGCATTACTAAATTTCATTTTCTATAATCCTTCTCGCTTTGTTTCTCATCTGTTTCAGGTAACCCTACTTCCATATCATGTGTATGTAGAAGCATTATTCCATAGTGTAACACCTTTAGAATGTCTTGTCGATTCCTTCCTGCCTTCTTTCCATACCTTTGTGCATATTTAATAATATTTCCTACAGTAAACCCCACACCATGGCCATTGTCTATGATGAATTCAGTTGTCTGAATACTCGCTTTGGCGTAATGTTCACCATAAGTTTTATCAATATATTCTTTTAGTTCAGGAATTAGACGATTCTCACTATACTTATAATCTATTTTCTCCACGGTAAATTTTCTCCATATTTTTCCTGCATCTTTTTATTGCCTTCAATAAAGAATTGAGATTGTACTGAATCTGTTCTGTTACCTGCACGATAATTGACGGTGTACAACCCCGAGACATTACATTCAATTTTATTATGTCTTAGCATCATTGTCAATAGGCGATCTACCTCTGGTTGTTCTTGTGGATGTCTAGCTCTACGATACCAAAGAGGTGCCAGTTGTATAGCAATAATTTTTGGTAAAAAGTAACAGTTAACATCTACAAAGTAATCACCAATAACAGATTCCCAGTTACCCAAACTTTCACAATCATCATTACAGATGAAGTTGCCTTCCATATCTGTAATCTTCCTGAGAGAACATGACCATGTACTGGGTTTAGTACATTCAATCAAACTTTCTACGTGATTGGGTTCTAACCAATTATCCTCATCTAGATAGATGATATAATCACCCTTTGCAAGAAAGGTTCCTGCAGCATACATTCGATGACCATTGTAGTTATCTGTTCCTGTGGCATAGGGTAGAATGATTACATCTTGTGTGATATCACACTCAAAATCTGAATTTTTTAGATGATGTTTTCCATCTATAAAGACAAGATGCTGAATGTTTTTATAAGTTTGTTTTTGAACTGATATTAGATTTTGTTGAAGATATTTAGAACAGGTTGTCGCTGTAATGATTGTTACTAGAGGAGTACTCATATATACCTCACATTATCACATGATTTACAAATACTACATTTTGAAAACTCAGGTGTTTCGTTAATCTTAATAAGATCAAGTAGAGAGTCGTTTTTAAATATACTTTCATAATCCTGATCTAGAAGATTACCAATAATATGTTTCAAATTATAGTCCATACAACATAATACTATATCACCATTGGGTAAAAGAACATTTCTATCATAGAATGGTGTAGATCTGCATGTGAGTGCTTTGTTATGTCTAGGCGTCTGTTTTACTAATTGCCCCTCAATTTGTTTAATATCTAAACTATCTGCTCTGGTATGTAATTCTGCTTGATAAGATACTCGTGCAAAGTTAGCAACATCTGGATGAACTTTACCCGAACCATCCATGGTCATTGCACCAACACCACATGAAACTTTTGTTGTAGCGATGATTGTAAAGCATTCTTTCCATTCTTCTGTATATCTCCAACCCTTCATGTTTCCGTTAGCATCAGGTAGATGGACACAAACTATTTCTACTTGACTATTGTATTTTTCCAATAGATTAGAAACACGTTTAGCTTCTGCTGACTTCATACCATAAAGTGTTGTGAAGATGGCTACTTTGAATCCTCTAAGTAGAGTTTGTTCAAGCATCTCTGTACAGTCAGGATTAGACCAAGGTTCTGCCATACCACTAAAATCAATTCTTGTATTTAATGGTAACTTATCTAAAACAGTAGTTAAAGTTTCTACAGTCATATATTTGGTATTTTTACCATATGCTGTATGAAGATTTTTCTGCGGGCAAAAAGAACACATAAGAGGACAACCAACCATGGTGGTAATTTCCATAGCTGGACCATGTGGATGGTGTATACCATATTTTTCTCTGACTAAAGGAATAATAGGTCTGCTCATTTCCAATATGCTTTCTCAAACTGGTTGAATACTGCTTCATTTTGTGGTCTATCTATATCCAAAGGATATCTCCAGTGCTCATTGAACATTTTAGGCCATGCAAAGTAAGATTTATTATTACCAGTCCATCTTGCACCTAAAAGACCAAAAAATAACTGCAAAGTACCGCAAATTGTAATTCCAATTTTACCTCTACTTTTAGCATGATTTGCTAGAGCAGGCGCCATTGCAGCAGCACTAACTAAAAGTACATCATATTCATAAGTATCAATTTGATTCATTAGATATTGCAGAGATTTATCCCATGTGTCACACCCAGGAAATTGTCTGTTATCCATTTGAGGATGAAATGGAGAGCGTAGAACATCAACAAGTTCAAAAGGAGTAATTTTATTCAGAGAATCGCCCCAAATAGATTCTCTGTTCTTCCACTGTTCCTTTATTGATTCAACAAAGGCGGAAACTACTAGTACTTTCTTACTCTTAAGTTTTTCAGTCCATGGATTTGAACAAAGAACGTCAACGATTTCTTTGTTAACAAGATATCCAGGATCTAATACGAGAATATCATCAACACCATAAAAAGTGTACTTATCAGTGCAATACTTTTCGTTGAAAGTTTTATTACTTTTTATCGCACCTGAAATGTCCACAAACCCCAATATATCTGCATCAAGCATTGCTTTATGATTTATCGGAGCCCATACTTCAGTAAAGTATTGTTTTGAGTGAGGAAATACTCCAGATGTTAAAGTTATCCAATAAAGAAATTCTACTAGAGGATCTTCATTTTTATGAAAGGTTTCTAAAAAGTATCCCTCCATATTACCAATACGCACTACAGAAAATGGATCACCTGCATCAAACAAATCACCAATCTTACTATTTAAATCTGTAAGTGCATTCTTATTCTCAACTATATACATGCTATACTCCAAAATATCTTGCTATATTTTCACGATGACCTTTGATATATCTAAACAAGGTTTGTAGTTCAAAGGGAAGTTTGTTATAAAGATCATACATCTCTAATTCTGCTTGCTGCGAATTGTAGTTAGTTCCTCTGGGATGGTCGATAGTGTGGTTATAGTCGCGAATGACTGGTCTTGCTTTAAGAAAACTAAATGCTGGTAAAATTATATCCCATCCCCAACCCATTTTACATTTTTCCATCTCAATATTTGCAGCATGAAAATCCTCAATTATATTCTTGTCAATAAACCAACAAGTGCAATCAGGACAGGCAACCATCTTAAGATTATCATCGACAAGTTTAATATTGTTGATATCTGTTTTAGAAGAATCATACCAAGTATAGTCAACATTTGGTGCATAGATACCCCACATATACTTTTCATGATACATCAAAGCATCATCAATAAGTTTTTGCCAGTTGTTATATGATGCATCCGCCTGAACATGAAAAAGAATGTCACCCTGAAACAACTTTAGAGCCATTAGAAATTGTGCTGTAAAGTATGCATCATTTCCAATGTTAATCCATTCAGGCTCATAATCAGTAACAGCATCATCACTATTGATGACTGTTACTTTTAAGCCATCAATTTTACTAAGTTGTTCTTCTTTTTGCTTAGCTTTTTCGTATTGTCTGGGCCAATTAAAAATAAATGAGTGTATTTGCATCTCTCGATTCAATCTTTCTATATACAATTGCATCAAACCAGTTCAAAAAGTTATCATACTGAAAGTATGCAGGTGGAATGTTGTAAAGAAACTTAGGTTGACTTACAATACGCGTATACAAATCTTCATCGTTATCGATTGCTAGAATTGTATCGATACAATGATCAATTTCTTTATAAGCATGAACATTGATAAATGCTTGTGGATTAAAATCTAATGATACTGTTGGACTTCCCCAATAGATAGGAATAGTACCAGCATAGAATGCATGTAGAATTTTTTCTGTTACATAACCTGGATGAGAACCACTTTCAAAACAGATATTGAACTTATGTTTTGCCAGATAATCAACCTTGGCCACTTCACCATCTAGATTAACATCGACATTCTTTAGATGTCTACCTGCACTGTTAACAGGTTTTCTAGCATTTAGTTTGGTAAAGAAAACGTTACGTTCTTTACAAGTACCATTACTTACAACAAAAGAACAGAAATCTGTCTTTTGTTGAATATGATTCTCTAGTATATATCCCTGGTTATAAGGTGTTTTGTGAATATGTTCTAGAGCCCAAATATAGATCATGAACAACGGTAGACGATAATGCCAGGAATTAAAGTTATGATCGAAGGTAATAGCATAATGGCAGTCATAGTTTTCAGGTCTACGATTCTCACCAGTATAGAAGATCTTGATACAATCATTCTTTGAAAAGTTTCGATTGTTAGTACCAAAGTTTTCATCACCAAAGATGAGAAAATCTGGATTATCATGATCAATTTCTATATCATATCGTTTAGACAATACATTGTAAAAGAAACTTGCTAAGTGTTCATGTGTATCAGTAAATCCTAGTTTCAATTTAGATTTCATAGTCTATTCAACTCTCTTTCAATTACAGTTTTAACATTTTCTCGCGAGTGATCAGTTACCAAATGATAATCACACTTCTTATCTATACCATTTGACATTGATTCACGTTCACCACGACTAAATGAGATAATCTTTTTAGAAGAATCCATGAGATTTTGGTATGTCTCACAAAACACAAATGGGCCTGAATTCTTACCTATAATCATATCACATTTGGTGCTCAAATACGATATCTCATTTAGATCACAATTGTTTAAACTTCTATCATTCCATGGTGTCTTATAAGCATATTCATCTTTATCTGCAATGATATCATCAGTAAAGAAAACATTAGATTCTTTACAGTTAAATTTCTTAGTACAGATGAAATCTATGTCACTATACTTAGTAGCAAACTCCTTCACTTCTTCTTCTAATGAAGATTGAAATGATTGATTGGACATAGGAGCACCATTACATAGTAAAACTTTCTTTGTATTACTTCTTTGTTCTAAAAATTTTTCGATTGTCTCTAGATTGAAAAAAGAGTAATCAATAGTAGGAAGATACTTAGCAACATCATTATAAGTTACTAAATGTGTACCAAACAAACTATTAATAGTTTCGTATATAGTTTCCCAACTTCTAGACAAAGATTGTAGATTGACTCCACCACATTCATTGAAGATCTGTGAATGCACGCCGATCCATGTATTGATTAGTAAAATATCTTCATGTCTATAAAACAAATGATTTTGGGGTACTTTAGGTACTCCAGTTAAAGGTATTTTTAGATCTAAATTTACTTTAGGATGATTGAAGTGCCAATACTCATAATCAACATTCTTCAATACACTTTTTATCTCACGTACAAATTCTTTATGAGTAAATAAATCACCTCTATGATAGTGATTGAAGAAAATAATTCTATTAAACATTATCAATACCTTTATACAACTTCACTGAATCTTCGACTAAACTTTTGTTTCGTGTAATGGCATCATCAACCATTAGATTGATTGCTTGCACAAACCGAGGTCTTTTTACTTTAAAGCAGATATCAATCTTGCGTTTTAATTCTGCTATTTCAGCATCAGATTTTGCTGCCTGTATTGCATCTTCTAACATCCAAGTACGAATGTGAAGAATAACTAATTTCTCAATCACTTCACCTAGATTATCTGTTGCTACATATTCTGTATCTGGTAGAGTTCTTTGTGAGAGAGTGTTTTTAACGGCTTGTCTGATTGCTTGTTCTATCGATAGTCCTACCATGATTATCCTTCACTTAATTCTTTTGCTATATAATGATCTATTGCTTTTCCTGAGGGAACACAATTAAAGATTCTTGCTTCATTTGCGGAGAGAATTCCCTGTACTGCTCTACCGTTTTGTGTCACGCAGTGATGTGAACCATGATAGTACGTAAAGTTCGGTATAATTCGAATCTTTTCTTTACTAGAGAATGCTTTTAGTACTATACCCGAGACAACATGGTCACCCCATCTGTTATAGAAGAAGTCTGGATTTTCTATCAATTTGTTTAGAAAACTCTGCACTTCATTCTGAAGAAAGAACTTAGTTTTAGCAACATAAAGATTTGTATAAGGAACCCACAATTCAGTTTGATCGTAGTCGGATACTTTCCACTTTTCATTTGAGATAGATTCTGCAAAAGATGGAATAGTTGTATTTGTGAGTGTGTGCGTTTCTTCACAAAATCTACCAACCATATAGTCCAAATCATGTGATTCCATATATTCAAATATATCATAACTCAAATGATCAATCAATGTATCTTCATCAATTCTAAAAATGTAATCAAATTCTTTACAATAATTCCAAATATGTACAGAATTGAAAGCACACATAATTCTGTATCCAGGATGAAACCCAGAATCTTTCATCAAACTAGGATTGCAGTAACTAGGCCATTGAAAGTGCGTTGATACATTGACGAATCTAACATCAGAATTTTTGCCGTTTTCAATGATAAACTTCTGGTGATCTTCAGGAATATTTCCTTCATGGAAGATCACCAGAGGATAATGCTGTTTCAGATGTTTATTAAAATGCTCGTAGATATGAGCATTTCTCTGAATCAGTTTACCATACCATTCTTTTTGCTGATACCCTCGAGTTAGAATTACTATTGCTGCTTTCATAGTAATTCTCCGATAATCTTATGCAGAAATTCCATATTTTTGTAATTTACAAAATGATTATTGCCAATATAAACACCTTGTTTCTGAATGATATCGAGATTGGTGATCTTCTTTGTGGTTGTTAAATCGTATTTCTTTAGAAATGGTTGATCTAGTAGATTTCCACTTACAATGGGCCGATACTCGATACCATACTTAATAAAGATCTGTTTAAGTTTTCTCATTGTATCTTCTGTTCTGCAGATAAAAGGAAAACAGAAACTACTAGCATAAGCATCATGGTTATGTGAGTAAAACAAACGATCATAATATTTGATTATATCACAGTATCTTAGATAGTTACTATATCTTTGTCTATTCATCCAATCAAGACGTTTTAACTGCTCAATACCTAGAACAGCACAGATTTCATGGTTTCTAAAGTTATAACCATCAGTCATAAAGAGAAATTGTTTGTCTATATGTGGATGTGCATTAGCATACATATCAAACCAAGTTGATTCTCTTGCTAATCCATGACTACGTTTCATTCGCATGAGATCATAAAGAAGATCATTGTTAGTGCAAACCATACCACCTTCAATAGTGGACATATGATGACCGAAGTAAAAACTAAATGTAGCACCTAAACTATTTGAACCTCTCTTTACTCCAGAAGTCCCTCTTTCAGTGCAACCATGTGACTCACAAATGTCCTCTAAAATAAGAGCATTAGGAAAAATATCTTTTAGTCTTCCACAATCACTTGGAAATCCTAGTAAATGTGTAGTAAAGATTAGTTTAATATCTGGATGTATTCTTGATATGTTTTTTGCTTCTTCATAATCAAAACTAAAGTCTTGTAGATTAATATCACAAAAGATAGGTTGAAGACCTAACTGAATGATAGGTGCTACATTAGTCATCCATGTGCAACCAGGTAGAAGTACTTTATCGCCTGGTTGCAGATTAAAATGCTCTTTGACAGCAGCGATTAGAAGAAAGTTTGCTGTACTACCACTAGAGACAAATAACGAATGTTTACACCCCAACCACTCACTCCATCGTTTTTCAAACTCATAAACTTTTTTGCCGTTTGTAAACTTTTTTGTGGTAAGCACAAATTGCGCCATTTTTAATCTATCACCAAACGTGATAGTTTCACCCATCAAAGGCCATCTCATAGATAACGATCCTTATTAGCAATAAACCAGTTAACTGTTCTTTCTAAACCTTCTTCAAATGAAATCTTTGGTTTCCAACCTAAAGAAAACAACTTTGAATTGTCAATTTTACGGCGAGGTGTTCCATTTGGTTTAGCAGTATTCCAAAAGATTTCACCCTCATAACCAATCTTTCTTTTAATGATATCAGACAAATCTTTAATGGTGATCTCTACATCACTACCAATGTTGATATGTTCAGGTGAATCATAATAATTCATTAAGTAGATGCAGGCATCTGCTAGATCATCAACATAAAGAAACTCTCTTGTTGGTGTACCATCGCCCCAGGCTTCTACTTGTGACGACTTCTTTACTTTAGCTTGATAAAACTTATTAATCATTCCAGGAATAACGTGGCATCTATCTGGATGAAAGTTATCATTGACGCCATAGAGATTTGCTGGCATCACACTAATAGCATTGAATCCAAGCTGTTTATGATACGCCTGACACATACGTAGACCTGCAATCTTAGCTAAAGCATATGGTTCATTAGTTGGTTCTAATGGTGCAGTGAGTAGATATTCTTCTTTAATCGGTTGAGGTGTTACCTTAGGGTAGATACATGCGCTACCTAAAAACAATAACTTTTTACAATTTACATGCCAAGCAGAATTGATTACATTATTCTGAATAGCCAAATTATCAAAAATAAAGTCTGCTGGATGAGTAGCATTATAGTTGATACCACCAACTTTTGCTGCTGCAAGAAAAACATAATCAGGTTTTTCTTTTTCAAAAAATTGACTGACTTGAGATTGTGATCTAAGATCAAGATTCTCTTTACCGATAGTGATGATATTAGTATAACCCAATTCAGATAGACGTCTTACCAATGCTGATCCAACTAAACCTCTATGACCAGCCACAAAAATTTTACCATGTTCATTCATCATTGCACATCTCATCTACTAATTTTTCAAATGTATATTCTGGTTTCCAACCTAATACTTCTCTTGCCTTTGTTGCATCACCTAGTAATGTTTCAACCTCAGAAGGTCTGAAATAGCGGGAATCGATCTTAATAACTGGTTGGCATGTAAAACGATCATAACCAATCTCATTCAATCCTTCACCTTCCCAATAGATACTCATCTTAAAATGTGGTGCACATGCCTCCACAAATTCTCTCACTGAGTATTGTTCACCAGTAGCAATTACAAAATCATCTGGTTCATCTTGTTGCAACATCATCCACATTGCTCGGACATAATCTTTTGCATGACCCCAGTCGCGTTTTGCATTTAGATTACCTAGGTAAAGTATGTCCTGTTTACCCTTAGCTATATTTCTCAATCCATCTACAATCTTCTTTGTCACAAAATTATGACCACGACGGGGAGATTCATGATTGAAAAGTATACCAGTACAAGCAAACATGTTATATGCTTCACGGTAATTTTTAATGATCCAATAGCCATAAATCTTTGCTACACCATAAGGTGAACGAGGATAAAATGGAGTAGTTTCTTTTTGTGGAGTCTCTTGAACTAAACCATACAGTTCAGATGTAGATGCTTGATAGATTTTAGTAAAGCCCTCTAGGCCTAGTAGACGAACTGCTTCTAAAATGCGTAGAGTTCCTAGAGCATCAACTTGTGCAGTGTATTCAGGAATCTCAAAAGAGACTTTTACATGGCTTTGCGCTGCTAGATTATATATTTCATCGGGTTCAATTTTCTGAATCACTGAAGTAAGCGAAAGAGAATCAGTAACATCTCCATAATGAAGTTTTAGATCTGGATGATCATAGATATGATCTATTCTACTTGTATTGATAGAAGAACTACGGCGAATGATTCCATGAACCTCGTAATTCTTATTTAACAGAAGTTCGGTCAAATAACTACCATCTTGACCAGTAATACCTGTAATTAATGCAACTTTTTTACCCATACTATAATCACCTGTAAATAACGATATCAGTATATATAACGGATATGGAGCCCGAAGGCTCCATATTTAATTTTTTATTTTTTAAAGTTCAAAAGTTTCTTCTGTAGGAGTTTCGGGTGATTTTGGCACGACTAGAGGAGCGTCCATCTTTGTGTAGAGATCCATGAAGGCATTCTTAGTTTCACCATCAAACCGATTGATACACAGTTCAATCGCCTTTAGACGATCATTAAACATTGAGAAAGCCTTAACAATATGAACTAGACGACGGGTTGAGATGATTTCATCAATACCACCATCTATGAATGTCTTACGAATAATCTCACCCCAAGTAACTAGTTTGTCAGCAAAATCTTCATCGACACAGTTTTTCTCTTGCATATTGAGCATAATGATCTTCTTCTCAACTGATGCGGTGGGATATTCTTGTTCTACAGTAATCGGAAACCGTTCTAGAAACGCTTCATCGAGAATCTGAGCAGCAATAAACTTTCCATCCTCTGTACCACGGCCCTTAGTATTTGCTGTTGCGATAATGTTAAATCCGTTTACAACGTGAACTACATCACCAGTCTTCTTGTTAAAGTAAGGCTTACCTTCAAGAATAGCCTGCAAACACATTAGTTTATTTGAACCGCGGTCGATCTCGTCAAGAATAACAATCGCGCCACGTTTCATTGCAGTAAGCAAAGGACCTTCACGATAGACAACATTACCATCAATGAGCGTATTACCACCAATCAGATCATCTTCATCTGTCTCGATCGAGATATTGATACGAATGCACTCACGGTTTAGTTTCGCACAAACCTGCTCAACCATGGTTGTCTTACCATTACCCGACAAACCAGTAATGAATACAGGGTAAAACTGCCCCGACTTGATAATTCGTTCCATGTCACGGAAAAAACCGAAAGGAACATACGTAGATTCTTTTGCGGGAACAAGATTATCTACCTCGGTAGACATACGTTTTTGTCTGAGAGGAGTAACGACTGCAGCGACTGCATCCGCGGGCACATGTTCTGTAGAAATTACTTCTACTGCAACTGGTTGCTTAGCAGTGTTGGGTACCAGATCATACAGGCCTCGTCCGCTTTTGTACATAGGATTAGTAAGCAACCAATGAGGAAAAGGATAATTTTTAGTTTCGGCAAACTCAATAATAGTCTTTCGAGCTAGCAGCTTGCCATATGTACCAACCAAAGCACAGATAAAGTCCTTTTTCATTTCTTCAGTGTACGATGATACTCGTCCCATATGTTTCTCCTTGTCAGTATTTGAATCCATATTATAACACACTTTCACTAAATGTCAACAGTTTTCTTTAGGAAACATGCTCCATAAATCTGTTAAGAAACATACGATTTATACTTTTCTTTTGCAAATTTTTTCTGAATGCAGATTTTATTGCTGTCTTTGAGTCATTCGAGGTAATTTGTAGAGTTTCTTCTTCTTTACCAAGAGAAGACCCACCTGGAAGAAGATAATAACTATCATACCCACAATTCTTCAACTCAAAAAACTTATTGGTTGTGGCATTGATAATTTCTCTTACGTCAATAATTCTATTTGCGGCATAACTATTGCATTGATTTTTAATATGTCTCTTGTTGTATGTTTGCATTAGATAGAAACCTATCAAACGAGTACCAGTCAACTTTTTCATCAGATCAAGTAAAGCAACAGTTGGTGGCTGACCACTTTTCGCTGTACCTTGCAACTTAGTTCTTTTATCTGTAAAAACTAAATTAACTGCGTGTGAGTTGAAATTTTGATATCCAGAAACGGTTTTAAAGGATCTTCTGGAATCAGATTCTCCATCTGTAAGAAAGATAGTATTAACAATATCCAGTTTATTTCTTTGTTTAAAAGAATTTACTATATCAATAGATGCGATCACTGCCTCATTCAGTGGAGTCGAATGAAGAATTTCTGATTCTGGAATTGGCAGATAATCTTTGTAAGACGATGCACGAAATCCATATAGTGTAGATAAAGTGAAAGCCTGACCTAGACAAAGTAAATTTTTCTGTGCATTGATGTATTCATGGCTAGACATAGATGAAGAGATATACTCACGCAGGCGAAATCCAGATGGCTGCATAATCCAATCATTGGGCTCTGGAGTTTCTAAAGGCTCTGTTGCATTGATTAGTTCCTTGGCCTTATCCATTCCATTTTTAAAACCAAAAACACGAAAAGGAATATTTACTTTTCTGCAGAAAGAAGTAAGAATCAGTGTTTGTTCAATCGTTGACTGCATGTTTCTTGTCATTGATGCTGAACAATCAATAAACATGACCATACCATGGTTTTGACCCTGAGGAACAATGGTAACTCGTTTGAAGATATCATCTACTAGACGATATGTATGTAGTTTCTTCATATCAAGTTCACCAGTCTTAGATACTGCTGCTCGAGCAAGAACGCGAGCATTCTTTCTGAGAGTAAATTCCTTGATCAGATAGGCAATGTACTTTTCGTTTTTAGTCTTAAACTTTTTCAACAGTTCATTACCTATACGGTTCTTTTCTGTGTCGGGAACATTCTTAAAAAACATATTGGCATGAACAGTTTTATGCCCGATAATTCTTCCCTTCATGTTGAGACGAGGAAGATTTAGATAAAGTGTTTCTTGACTCTCCTCGCTTTTAAGTTGCTTTTCGTTTTCACGAAAAAACTGATCAGTGATGGAGAAGGGATCGTCACCGTTTTCCTGAGTCATCTGTTTTTCAAAATCATCTGCCTCATCTGAGTATTCGGTATCATCTAATTCACCGTCATCCAGATATTCAAAATCATCTAAGTCATCCCCATCAGCGTCTTTCATTCTCCGAAGGTCGCCAATCATAGATTGAAGAGGGAGTTCAGCCTCTTCCTCTTTAGCATAAGTGTAAATTTGCTCAGCAAGTTGTCTTACTTCATTCCACGTTTCAGCTTTTTCAACTGCATCAACGAATTCCTGTTCCTTTGACGAGAAAGGAACATTGAGTAGCATACCAATCTTAAAGTGTAGATTGATTCGATCAATCAGAGGAAGATCACGTAGATCAAAATTTTCGGTTACACCAAAGAATCCGCGATCAAAGAGGTCTCGGTAACCCGCGTAGAATGGTTTACGTAATCCAGGAAACTGATTCTTCATCTTGCGCTCGATTCGAGCATCTTCGATGATGTTCAGATAACTCTTGAACCCCTTACCGTTCTTCTCCAATGCATCATGCCACCCCTCTGCTGGAGTAAACAATGCATGACCAACCTCGTGACCCATCAAAAGATCGTAGAGATCAACCGACATCTCTTTCCAAAGAGGACATACAAGAGCGCGCTCCTGCAACATGAAGTAGGCGGTAGAAACGTTCTTGTGCTGCACTGTGATGTTCTCGGCAGCAAGAAGCTTTGCCAGAATCGATTTTGAATTCATTACGCTCATGGGTGTCTCCGTATTAGGATAGTGCTATTGTAGCGTATTGGCGGCAAAAATGATACAGGGAATCTGTTCTTTTTGTAACCAATTGATTTCTAAGGACTTTTTAAAAACTAAAAAACACTTAGAAATCAATGGGTTAAGTAAAATTTGGGCGCCACAGCGCGGTTTCAGATACTCTTCCGACCTCGAATACACTAAAAACCGCGCTGCTAACTCCTTGTTTTTACAGTAGAAAAAACTGCTGGTAAATCAATGAGTTACTAAGTAGAGCCAGAGCCATCGCCATAGCCAGAGCCATAGCCATCGCCATAGCCAGAGCCATCGCCAGAGCCAGAGCCATAGCCATAGCCATCGCCAGAGCCAGAGCCAGAGCCATGGCCATCGCCATAGCCATAGCCATAGCCATCGCCAGAGCCATAGCCATAGCCATCGCCAGAGCCAGAGCCAGAGCCATGGCCATCGCCATAGCCAGAGCCAGAGCCATCGCCAGAGCCAGAGCCATCGCCATAGCCATCGCCATCAACAAATTTATTTCGCGGCACGGATCGACTCCTCGCTCTTTGCACTGCACGGAATCAATTCGCAAACACCAGTTAGATAAATTTGTGGGTTCACAACATCAACCTTTCCACTCTGCAGCCCGCACTGCGCAAGGCCAGACAATGCGATACCGTCCTTTGCCTTCCACTGCCACAATCGCCGAGAGTCGGCGAGGATAACGTTTTCTCCGTCAACGTTCTCAACGACCCCAGCATGCACGCCAGCGGCGTAGCATCGTGCGATTACGTATCGCCCAACCATTGGATGTGGTGCTTTCTGTGCCCCACCATTAAACAATGCTGCGATCGCTTTAAGTTCTCCGAGCTTCATGTCATCTATATTCATTTTATTCCTTTCACTTATACCCATTTTTAGAAAAAACTACGCACCCTGCGTCAGCACGTACTTTGCAAGAGCCTTCCAGTCACCACCCCGCGAACGAATCTTGACCGTGGCGATCAACGAGCGCAGTGAGAGGTTACTGATCTCTTTGATCACTGCCTTGATGAATGCAACCGACTCGATCTTCTGATTCATCGAGTACTCTGGCAGGAACTCCTTGTCCTCGATGATCTTCTCCATACGCTCAACCTTCTGCTCTTCTGTCATTGACACATCGACACAGAGAGCACGTGACCGAACTGCCTGATCGATGGAGTCCAGATCCATATTAGAGATGAAAATCACCGCACCAGTGAACTTGAATGAGCGAGGAAGATCCTCGTCCCGAATGTCAGCATTCCAGCTGATATAACGCTCCGAGTAAGAATCAAGAGCACCTTTAAGCAAATTAAGAGCGACGGGATCTTTAAGAACACTGTCGCAATCATCAAACACCAGCACCATATCGTTACCCTCGAAAAGCGTACGATACAAGCCCTTGGCAGTCGAAAACCCCTTGATGATACGGTAGGAATTCGACGATTGAACCTTGGTACCGACCTCAAACGATGCAAGTTCAGTCACGTCCTGCATACCAGAATCATTCAGTGCCTTCAGAACCGAGTGCGTCTTACCCAAACCACCCTGGCCAGTGATAACAGCCGAGGCGATGGTCTTGCTTGACACCATATCGACCATTTTACCGACAAAGTCGAAACGCTGATTGATACTGAACTCATCTGCCTTTTTCTGCTGCTCTGCCTGCGAGGGCGAAGCAGCTAGAGTGTAACCCATCGACGCAATACGCATGACCAGATAGTCCTGCTTGCTCGACTTTGCAATGACCTTAGAACCGACAATAGCAGTATACTTGTTCAGAGACTTGCTAAAAACGATCTTCGCTGCTTGCATGTTTTGCCTCATCAATTAATCAACGTATGCTGCTATTTTACATGGATTGAACTAAATGTCAAGCTTTTTTTACCAGAAAAAACTACTGGTAAATCAATGGATTAGTCATGTTTCAGCAAATATTGATTGGAGACAGCTTTCCAATGAGTCGAACCCTCCATGGTTTTGAACACTAAACCCTCGCGCAGAGCATCGGGGCGCAGTTGACTTTTACCATCAGCCATTGCAAGAATTGACTCTACACTCTCTGCAGAGATGTTCAACGACTCATGTAGAACAGGAACGTGTTTTAGATCTAAACTGTTCACTAAAATTCTGCGCCAGGTAGATGGATGGTAATCACCCCGTTTAATGTCATAGACAGCGAACACGTAGAAATCGTTGCCCTTTAACTTGTAGATATTACCTTGTACACCTTCTCCGACAAGTTCACCCTGTAGAACGATATTATCGAGATTCATATCACGCATCTTTCGCTCGATATCTAACTGACGAGCAACACGCCAGAAGGTATTGGTATCGGTTTCCTGTAGTTTCAAATTACGACTGCACACAATGAACTCGCCATCGATGATACCAACAGTCATTGAGGAACCCTCAAGTTTCTCAGTAACTTCATAGGACATATTTCGATAGAGATCCCAGTCAGATGCCAAATTCTGAATTCTTTCTTCATCAGTCTTGGGAACCGAACTCGGAAATGCTCCAGCTGCAATACCTCGAAGCTGCGCGGGAATCGGACGTTCCCACTTCTGTATACTAAGAATATCAGTCACATCTTGTCCCTCAACTGGCATACCAGATGCAGTAGGAAACACAGTTTCTAGTGGTAGAAGTAGACCCTGACTTAGTTGACCGCGTAGTTTCACAGTACGTAGACGTTCACCCTTTACACCGTTATATTCTCTGGGTTCCTTGTCACGACTAAGAAAGGGCGCTAGTTCATGAGTAACCCATGAGTCTACCTCAAAGTAAACTGCCAAATCACCAATACGGTATTCCCCTTTCTTAACTACAACAGTCCATCCATCAATCACTGCGCATTCGATAGCATCAGCACCAGGAATAGAGCGAATATCAGTAATGCGGCGAATAGATGCCATCTTTCTCATGTGATTCTCCATAACAAATTTCCTGCATTATACAGGTATAAAAACTAATGTCAAGTAAAGAGTAAACTTTTTAGCGAAGAACTGAAAAATTTCCTTGTTTTTCAAAACGAATCACTGATCTAAACTTATCGTACAGTACATCACCTTTATGGCTGATTACAAATAGATTAGTATCTCCACCCAGAGTATTCAGCAATGACATTAGATAATCTGTACCATTTGCATCTAATGAACTATCAAAAATCTCATCTAGTATAAGCAGATTGGTATGCACAGAATTTTTTAGCTTTGCAATGGTTCTCCATGTAAACAACAAAGCAAGATCGATACGTTGCTTCTCACCCTCACTGAATGAAGCATAACTAAATCCATCTCTATGGCGTGACTTAATCTGTTCATTGAATGATTCATCTAGTTCAAAATGAACAAAGAAATCCATAGCAGCAAGATACCTGTTGACTGTCTTATTGATCAGCGGCAGATACTGTTTAATGATCTTTGTCTTTATACCAGTGTCCTTAAGCAACATAGCACATATGTTTAGATATTCTTGATCATGTTTTAAACTTGTTCTGTTTGCAGCAAGAGCAAGAACTTCCTTAGCTAGATCTTTCAACTTAGCTTTTTCTGATTCAATATTTTTAATAGTATCTTCATTAGGTTTTTCGATATCTTTACGTAGTTTTTTAAGATATCTTTCGTGCGAAGCTATAGTGGAATTTAGATCCTGAATTTGCTCATTGAGTGTTTGAATCTCATTATTGATTTCATTGATTGTGGTTAATTTAGTTTTAATTTCTTTTAGATCTAAATTTAACTTCTTGATACCTTCATCAACATCAGTATGTTTAGTAGTTTTTTGTTTGAGTATATCAGACTTAAATTTCTGTGTAATCTTTTGTTTGCATGTAGGACAGTTATTATTGTTGTTATAGAACTCAATCTCATCTGATAACTTCGTGTAACAATTTGTGAGTTTGGTCTTCATTGAAGAAAGAGATTCAAGTTTTTTATCGAGAGAATCCTTGTTCTTCAAATCATTCATTTTCTCTGCTACTTGTTTCATCAAGATATCAACTTGTGCGGTTGCTTTTTCGATTTCAGTAGATGTTTTATCGATATCTAACTGAATCTCTTTCTGCATTTTGTCTCGCGATTGTTCGATCTTTTGAATAAAATCTTTTTGCAGTTTTACTTTTTGCTTTTCAATGTCTATCTTTCCATCTACCTCACGCAGAGCATCTTTAGTATTGGTGATCTTTTCTTTTAGAATAGTATTCATCGTTGAAAAGATTTGAATATCAAGAATATCTTCAATAACTTCTCTACGATGTGCCAGAGGTAGTTGCATGAATGGAGTAAATGATGCACTTCCCAGAATATCAATCTGAGTAAATGCTTTGTAGTTAAACTTTAGAATCTGTTCTTCAAGAACTAATTGATAATCTTTTGTAGCTGCATCTTGATTGATCAATTCCCCATTGCAGTAGATAGAAAAAATGCTGGGTTTGATACCTCGACATACTTTATATTCTTTATTACCTGTTTTGAATTCTACTTCTACTAGACAATTCTTTTTATTAATAGAATTTACTAGAGCAGGTTTATTGACATTACGAAATGCTCTACCAAAAAGAGCAAAGCAAAGAGAATCTAAGACCGTGCTTTTTCCAAAACCATTTTCTCCAACTATCAGAGTGGTTGTACTTCTATCTAACTGAATCTCGGTAAATGAGTTGCCAGTTGATAGAAAATTGCGCCATCGAATTTTAGTGAAATGAATACTCATTATTTTTCTTTAAAATTTTGTGCTTCGATATAGAGAGTTTTAAGATAACTCTTAAGTTTATCTTTATTCATGTCTGTCTCAATAGCCTCCACATAAGTGGATAACAGAGACATTGTATCCTCTATATTAACAGATTCATCGTCAATTTGCGATTCAATAAACTCAGAAAAGTCTTCTATGATTTTTATGTCTAATGGTTGTGATGCATATAAACCATCCACAAATTTATCATATGTGTAGAAATCTTTCTTGTTAACTACAACAAGTTTTACATTCTTATCTTTATACTGTTTGAATGAAAAATTTTTGTAGTCATTCTTTTCATCATCATAGTAGATCTTTTCAAAAATTGTATAAGGATTCTCTATGAATTCTAACTCTAATGTTTCAGTATCAAGAATGTGAAATCCTCGAGTATCAGCATAATCACTCCAGGTAAATTCATATGGATTACCTAAATATGTGATATTACCTCTAGTTGATCTATGATGATAATGCCCAGAGCAGACTAGTCTGTAACTATCAAAAATTTTAGGATCTAGACCCTCTTCGCTCACCTGACCAGCAAACATTGCGAATCCAGAAACTTCTAGATGACCCAGAGCAACAGATGCGGGAACATCATTGATTAGTTCCATAGATCTTTTAAAATTATCAGCACAGATCCATGGTAAAAGAAGAATATCTAAATTCTCAATTCTTGCTACCTGTGGATCAGAATATACTCTGATATTAGAATATTCTTTGAATAGAACATCTAGAGTATTAATCTCATTAGTGTTTTTATAGAAAGTTGTATGATTGCCCACTAATACATGTAGATCGACACCTAGCTCAACCAATCTATCAAAGTACATTTTCTTTGATGTTCTAAGTGTCAAAAAGTTAATGTACTTTCTACGATCAAAAGTATCACCTAGATCAATAACTGTTTTGATATCTCTTTCGATTAGAGTAGGAAAGAAGATATCATTGTAGAATTTTTCAAAGAAGTTTAGATAAACTAATGAATCACCGCGGGCTCCGAAATGTTGATCTGTAATTAGACATATTTTGCTCATCAATCATCCTCAAAAAGATTCTCATTCCATTCTCTATGACCTTCACGAAACGCCATATTGCTTTGTGTTTCCCGCACTTCTACTCTAAAACACCAAAGCCTATCCGCCTCACCCTGACCTAACATATCTGAAATAAAGACACCATTGATATACTTATACAGCATATCTGCAAGGCCTTCGCAACCAAGTCGAGGGAGAATTGTAAGTTTGGCTAGTTTCTTTTCCTGTAAAGATTTAAATGTTTCAATTTCTGGATCATCGCGGCTGACTAATAAAGTATGATCAAATTGATCTTCTAAGATTCTTTTCAGATCACGCAAACCACCATAGTCGACTACCCAGTTTCTGACATCTAGTTCATCGGTACCAAAGTAAAACTTCATACTAAAAGAATACCCATGAATCTGATTGCAGTTAGAATCAGCTCTCCACTGACGATAAGCACAAGGAAAGGCATCAATATATTCTTTTGTCGATACGAACTTGTATACTACTGGTTGCATTCTTTTACCTCATGAAAGCAGATGATTTATCATCACTTTAGGAGTAAGATAATCATCTATAAGAATTTGTCTCTGTTTCTCCATATCATCATATAGAAAAACATAATTGTAAATATTATCAATAAATTTAAGCAAATTATGTTTACATTTTTGATAGTTGTCAAATGATGATGTCCATTCAGACGGATACTTAAATACATCTAGATACATTTCACTATATGAGCATCTATCTGGAACAATCGGAATAGCTCCTGCCAAAGTACCTTCCATCATACTTATACCAAGATTTTCATGTAGAGAGCAACTAAATACTGCTCTAGCTTCACCTAAAAGTTTATAATATGATTCTTTTGATAAATTTTGTTCTTGAGTTAAAAGTACATCGTAATAACGAATCAAATCTCTAGCAATCTCTGGTTGCTTATCCTCATTCAATCTATGAGGAAACATGATAGTATTACTCTTTAAGTTTTGTTTAAGTGGGGTTAACTTTTCAATGATAGGAGTATGTGGTTGTCCTGATCTATATGCGCGAGAAGGATTTACACTGAGATTATTCACAAACATATTTAGATGAAAATATGTGGCAAAGTAGTTATAATCACTAGCGTAATACCAAGATCTTTCTTGATTAGAAGCCCAATTTGTAGACATTCTCATACCCAAGATGTCTGATGGATCATAGTTGCCAGCATGCCAAATAGAATGAATTTCTACAGGAACATTAAGTAGCTCACTCATGTATTTGATAGCAGTGATTGCAAAGTTCCAAGCATCAGTGACTAGAAACTTATCACCAGGTCTAACCAAATTATTATTAAAAAGTCTACTGATTAATTCTACTTGTTTTGACTTGTAAGTATTTGTTGTCGCAAAATCTAAGAAAGCACCTTTTGTAGTACCTTCATTTAGCTGCAATCCATCAATTGTGTGGACAATATAGTTCAGTTTTCTTTCAGTAATTTCTTCTCTAAGAATCTTAGGAATATTAGTATACCATTGTTCAGTATATCTCTGATCAATAGGTTCAATGGGGACAATAAAGATTGTTTTAATCATTATACTTTCTTAAACTTTAAAATAGCACCGTTTTCATCATCCTCGTACACCTTTATCACTAAATCTCTATTCTTAAATCTATCATATCTTTGTAGAAGATTAAAAAGATCCTCTGCAAGCATTTCACATGACTTATAATCTACATTCATGGTTCCCGAAGAATATTCTTTTTCAAGCCATCTTTTAAACTGAATAAATTCAATCTCACGATCATTGTGAGTAACTGCAATTGAGACATAGAAATGAAATATATGTCTATGGGGATGGGCTAAAAAAGATACATCTAGATAATCTCCAGTAGCCAGATTTGTATCTTTTTCTGCAGCAGGATAACGGTGAATACCTTCACGAGTAAACTTAACTTCAATCCATCTTTCAGCATGAAATCCATTATTCATATTCATTCTCCAAACAAAGCATCAAGTGGTGATGCACCATTATACACACCTAGAGCCTCACTATAAATATGTTTAGATGCATTTCTTAACCAATTGTCAAAATCACTTAAAGTTTTTACCTCACTCAATGTACTAAAAGCATTTTTATATTTTGAAGGTAAAGTTTTAAGTAGATCTTCTTTTGATCTAGACATTCTATCTACACAATCACAAAAGTTTTTGATGGCAGAAGAAATATAAGCAATCGCTGTTATTACTGGAGCATCTGGAGAACCATACTTTTCCTCTATTACAGAAGGAGCTTTATTTAGACACTCATGCATCATTCTAACATCATATGGATAAACACCAGGAAAGTTTTTATGAATATCGGAGAAAACTGTATCATAATCTGGTCCGTAGTATCTAGAATAGTTTAACATTTTATTTCTATAAAAGTATAAACCTCTCTCAATAGATGCAGTATGTGTCGTAGAGTCATAACTAATAGTCATGTTTTTATAGACACCATTTTGAGCAAAAATAAGTGTAGGAATCATTCGCGGAAAAGAACCTACCCCTAATAAATGCACATGTTTTAGTTCAATTGGTAGTTGAGTTACATAGAAAGCTCTCTTGATATCTTCTAGAGGTCCTTTACCTAAGGCAGCAGCACCCATTGCCAAGCCACCAATATGGTCTACAAATCCTGTAGGTAACTGTTTTAGCATGATCTCAACCCATTTCATGTATGAGTCATAACAGTTACCCTGAGCAATTAGAAATGGTTTAGTTTTAGTCTTGTTTTCAATAAAGTATTGTATCTGTGTTGCTAGATTCTTACCAGATTCTTTTGCGCAATCTTCTAGTTTTTCAGCATCAAACTTTCTATTCTTTGTATCTACACCTACATATCTCTCACCTAATACTTTCACTGGAATAACATCAAATGCCATAGCAATATCACTGTACTTTGCCTGATTAGCATAAACATCCATCTTTCGTTGTTCTGTGATAGTTTTACCTAAGGTGATCATCTGTAGACCACCAGAATCAGCATAAATGTGGTGGACATGTTCTTTTAGTGTATCACTAAACATTTCACCACGATTCTTCTCAGTATAAGCATTATACAGTAAAGATACTGTATGATTATGTTTACCATTAATCTGAGAGAAGGTATTTTTGAAAAAATCTATATAGTTAGCAGAAAGTTTAGCTCTTCCATTAATTTTGAAGTAGCTAAACCCCGAAGCAACATATTCAAATGTTACATTATCCATTATAAACCTTATGATTGCTTCAAAGAAAGAATCTTGTAAAATTCATCCTTTAAACTTTGATCTGTTTGAAAAGCACCTTGCATGATTGCTGTAGTCATATCTGACTCATGCTCCTTTACACCGCGGTGAGTCATACAATGATGTTCTGCTTTTACTACAACAGCAATATTCTGTGTCTTAGCATATGTAACTAGTTCATTAGCAATCTGAGCAGTCATTTCCTCTTGAATCTGAGGTCTTTCAGCAATATGATGAACCAAACGATTAAATTTAGATAAACCAATAACCTCATTCTCAGGAAATACTCCAATCCAGCACTTTCCGACAATATTTTGAAAGTGATGGGCACAGGTTGAACGAATAGAAATAGGACCTGTTGTATAAAGACTTTTATATCCTTTATTAGGAAAACTTGTAACTTTAGGTTGTGGTTCATACCGTCCACTGAATACTTCATTCACCCACATCTTTGCAACACGATGGGCGGTTTCTCGCGTATTGTGGTCGTTCTCAACATCAATCACTAAAGAATGCAGTACTGAGAGCATTTTCTTCTCAACTTCTGCTACAAGTTTCTCTCGTTCACCTGGTTTGATGAATTCAGCAATATTATCATTACAGTGAAACTGTACACCTGCTTCTTTAACACGTTCACGAATTTTATCTGAAATTGCCATTATTAAGATCCTAAAATTTTAAGTAGATGTTTAGTTTGAAATACTGCATCATCTAGAGCATTATGGTAAACACCTTCACGTTCATCTGCCGAAATCTGAATTAGTTCTTTTACTGTTCTATAACATCGATCATGCCAGAATTTCCATGGTCTTACTCCACCAACAGCAATATAAGCATTTTCTATTATCACATTATCAAATGCTGCACCATTACCCCAAGTAGGAATACTTTTGTTTCCATACCAGTCAGAGTACAATGATAATGCATCTTCTAAAGGAATGCAATTCCTAGTTAACTCTTTTAGAGCTTCTTTGTTTTGTTCTGACCACCATTTGATAGTATTCTTATCAAAATGCAATCCAGCATTCTTACAAGTTTTAGCATCGATAGTTCTATAAAAAGTATCGATGATACCATTCTTTAATGTAAATTTTACTGCTCCAATAGAACAAATGGCGGCATTACTTCTTACCGACATTGTTTCTAAGTCATTCATAATTTGCAGTTGATTCGGGTCCATGCCTTTCCCACCAAAAATCGATCCATGAGGGATCTATAGTTTTGTCAATGATTCTTCCGTAATAGTCTGGCTTTTGAATTTCTTGGCCTACATCATATAGTAGAGTGGCATACTTAGCTTTAGGCAAAACACTCATAATTTCTTTTTGTGTATAACCAGTATCTACGATATCATCTACAATAAGAATAGGAAGATCATAGTTATGAGTCATGTAAATATTTTTAGAAATATTCTTCATAGACCAATTAATCGTTTCAACTCTTTGAGATTTGATACCTAACCGATGTGCTAGTACAGTTGCTGGTATTAAACCACCACGAGTAATACCCACAATCATAAATGGTTTATAATCTGCTGATGCAATACTATTTACAATGTTATTGATATCTTCACTGAACATTTCAAAAGTATAATCCATTATGTTCCCCACTGATTCTTGAACAATGGTACTTGAAGTCGATCAGAGTATCTCCAACCTCTCTTTAATGCCATCAAAGCAACAGTTTTGTTATTTAGTGTGTAAACTGATTCTACTCCACCGACAGGCATCAGATAAACGGGACCATAAAATCCCGCATCACGATACTCAGCAACTGCTTTTTCAGCATCAGTTACATCTTCTTCAGTAGCTACAACAAACTTTAGATAAACATATCCATACTTTGCGTAGGTTTGAATGATTTTTGGTTTAATAGCATCACTCCACTTTTCACCGCTATTAGGCAGTTTAGGACTTACACTAAATGTAAGATTTTCTGGATGCCATCTTTCTATAGTCCACTCTTTAAGAAAATCTGCAAACTCTTGTGATAGTTCCTGCGTTCCATTTGTTTCAAATGTCAAAGAGTTTAATGTTTCCATTTTATCATGTGATAGTAATTCTGGATAAGAACGTTGCCATCCTAGTAAAGGTTCTCCTCCAGTGATTACAAGATGTTCTTCTCTCCATTCACCAAAAGGTAGCATGCCCATAATGGAGTCAACAATAGAATCAATAGTAAGCAAAGGACTAAGATGCTTAAACCTAGAATCCCAAGAAGCATAGCTGTCGCAACCAGTACTAACGAGAGGAAGATCACGATAATCACTAATACTCTTTGCATTAACAGCGATGTTATCTCTTTCAACACTCAATTCTCCTCTTAGCATACCGAAGCCACCACATGTAAAATTGCATCCAAAGGTTCTTAGGAAGACACTTGGTACTCCCATAAACCTGCCCTCGCCTTGCAAAGAAAAAAAAGTTTCGGATACTTTAATCTTTTGTGTCATTGTATAGCTCATCAAAGTTTAGTGAATTGGTAATCTCATCTGCTAGTTTAGCAGATTTTTTAGCTGATGTCAATTCATGTTTCTTATTACTCATTTCAAAATAGTCTATTTGTTTACGAACATAATCTAAAAACTGATCATTATAGTCACCTGAATCTTGTTCCTGAGTAATGATTTCATCTAGATCGACATTCTCTAGCATTTTGTACTTGATTGATTGTTGTTTCTTTTCTTTTTGTATACGTCGAATAAAAGCAAAGTAAACAATTTGAGTAAAATAAGCGAAAGGATTTTCAGACTTTGTAGGATCAAACTTTTTAACTGCTACTAAACAATTCTCAATTCCATCTGAGACCATATCATCACGAAAAGAATAATTTATAAAATTTGTCTTGAAACATAAATGATTTGCAATCTTTATAAAGCATTCTCCGATATAGTTAGGAATGATTGGATCTTCTTCACCCTTTTTCTGAGCCTCAGCACAGGATGAACGATATTCAATTAGAGAAGCTAAAAATTTCTTGTTATCGATATAATGTGTATTCTTTTGCATCAATGTAGCCATTTCTTATACTTATTGGTAGATTGTTCTTCGGTATTAAACTCTTTATGTTCTTCATCAACTATCATCTGTTCAACTTCATCATTGATGTTTTCCATATCATCACTCAAAGAATGTGTATGATCTTCTAAAAATTCTCTGTATCTTTCTACAAAGAGATCAGAAACCTTTCCAATGAATACTATACTAGAAAAGGGAATCTCAAAAATTTCATCATTATCACAAAAAGGAATCCAAGGTTGCATCATAAATTTCTCTACGATAGATTCTCCAACAGGAATCCTCGTAGAGATAACTTGAACAGGTCTAATAACAGGTAGAGTTATCTGCATTGTTTCTTTATCATCATCAAATTCTTGTTCTTCAAATGTAGCGCATATGATATTTTCTCCATTGATCAATTTCACAAACACATAACTAAATTCACTAATATTACTCATGTAAAGGTACCTTTACCAGTTTAAAGTCAAATGATTCCTCAGAATATATTTTAACACGCTCGATCAAATGGTTCAATGTATAGTTTTTACTTTTCTTCCAACTTAGATCATCTCCAATATCATAAAGATTACAGGTACTTTTTGTATCAGATACTCGTAAACCTCTACCAATAGATTGTAGATTGCGAATTCGTGATTTTGTGGGTGATGCAAAGATTACATTGTGCAGATTACGAATATTAACTCCTGCAGAGAAGGTTCCAAAAGAAGCAACTATAATAGCATCTGTTTCATTTTCAACAATTGCACGAATTGATTCTCTATCCTCAGTTTCTGTACCACCATGAATGAAGAAGATTTTTCTGTTTTCATGTGCTGCTTCCTGTATCATTTCATAAAGAATCTTACCATGTTTCTCTACATATTGAAATAGTACAAGAGTGTTACCTTTACAGTTTAGAGCGAGATTTTTTATGAAACGATTTCTTTTTGGATGAGTAACTAATAATTCCATCTCTTGCTGATAAGACAACTTTTTAGCGATCTTTCTAACACTTTCATCATATTCTAATACAATACAGAAAATCTTTAGATCAGCAAGTTGTTTGCTATCCATAAGAGTCTTTGTAGTTGTAACTTTGTATACTGGACCAAATAGACCCTCAAGTACTAATTTATGTGTCTGTGTACCATCTAGAGTTCCTGTAGCTCCGATTTTATAGGGACTATTGACACATTTAGTTAGTATGCCTGTTAGTGCTTTGGAGCGGAATATATGGCTTTCATCTCCGTAAATACAATCATATACTTCGAAGAATTTTTTAGGTAATCTTTGCAAAGATTGCCATGTAGAAATTGTAATATCGAAGGTATTAGTCTTTTCATAATCAGCATAGATCTTATTGCAGTACTGTTCTACATTCCAATTATTGATTGACGAGTAATCCTCAAAGTCAGAATACAATTGTTCTACTAATGATGTTGTAGGTACTATAACTAGTTGTTTTCTATTCTTTACATGATTCCAACGAATCAGAGAATATAGAATCAAAGATTTACCAGAACCAGTCGGTGACAATAACAAAATTCTACCATTTGAAATTGCTCTATGAATAGCATCTATCTGATACTCACGAACCTCTAATAGTTTACCTCTAGATGCAAGTTGCAAAGATTCACAGAATGTTTTCGTATCTTCATAACTTATACTATCTGCTTCTGAATTGTACTCAGAGCAATCTACCTCATAACCATTATCGTTTGCAAATTTTTCTATGTAATCTTTTAATCCTACGTAAATCTCTTTAGTGAACATAGAATATAAAGAGATCTTGCCATCCCACATTCTTGCTCTATACTTAGGATGAAATTTTGCACCAGGAACATCAAATGTGAAATACTCCTTCAACTCTTGAGCAATCGAAGGAGTAGTATCAACTTTTAGATACACATCATCTTTTTTTGTTATTTTTATAATGTCTGGCATCAGAAACTTCCATTGGTAAATTTAAGCCATTCTATATGATTCTTAATATCCCAAGTACGCGAGTTTAAAGATCGTAGAATTTGCTCTAGTTGAAATACCACAGTTTTAAAGTATTCAATTTTATCTTGAAGATTGATTAGATCGGAATCAGTGGTTAAAAACTCATCCATCTCATTTTTCAATGGTTTAGTTCCTTGCCACTGAGTCCAATCTTCTTCTTTTAGTTCACTTGCTGACATCTCTCCACGGTAATACTTATACTTCTTATTTCGCAACTTGTAATAATCTGATTCAGCTTTTCTTAGCTGAAGTTTAGTGCTTGTAAGAAAGTTTAGATATTTTGCGTGGAGTTTAGGTATCTTTGTTGCTTCATTACCAAGATTTGTTTCATCAATTTTAGAATCTTCATTCCAAAGATTCTGCAACTCTGATAGTGTAGGCATATGAGTTCATTATTTAGATTGTTCAAAAATTACTGTAGGATTGCCGCGGAAGGGAATAGTGCCATAATGATTGAGATTGATGTTTGGATCTAGCCAAATCTCTCCACCTAATTTCTGCCATCTGCGACAGAAGGTGTAATCTTCAGAAAGATATCTACGGGTACCTTCTTCGATAACAGTATCAAAAAGTGCATAGGTATACTTATCTAGAGCCTTATCGACATTGATATCATTGTTGTATTGTAGTTCTGGATGAGCTTCTGCCATTTTTTCAATAGTTTGACGCTTAATCATCATAAAACCTGTACCCGCATCTTTCAATGCAATTAGACCATCCTTTACTTCTACTACACGCTTTTCAGGATCAATATTGAAATTGATAGCATATTCACTACCTGCACAAGCAAGCATATCATCTGTTGCCTCAGGATTTCTTTGTGCAAGATCCTTTACTGCATTCCAATTAATACCTTTCTTAGGATACGCTCCTACAGCAACATCTTTATTTGCTGCTAGTAGACGAATAACATCCTCTACACGAAACTCAATGTCAGCATCTATAAAGAAAAGATGGGTACAATCGGAATTGAGAAAGAATGCGGTAAGAGTGTTGCGAGCGCGGGTAACAAGACTTTCGTTTGCAATAGTACCAAACTGCAAAGGAATACTATGTTTATCACAAAAGAAAACCAAACGTAAAATGCTTTTAAAGTATGGTTCAGTTAAGCTTCCCCCATAACATGGTGTGGCGATAAAAAGTTTATTTTTTTGTAATTCTGCTACTGAGATAGCGCGTTGTTCTTGATTTTGTTGCATCATATTATAACTCCACTAAATTAATATTTTATAATTGTTCAAACTCAAACATTCTATATTTAAAAACTGCACGGCATGTTAGATATTCAATGTTTGAAACTGTAGAATTGAAAGCTACTGGTGAAAGATCCACAGGAAACATCTCTGTGTACTTTATATTTATCTTTGGTAGATTTGACGAATTTAAAATCACTAATGAACCATCAGAGTATTTTAACGTTTCTTTGTTATTTTTGTCAATACCCAATCTTTTATTTTCTCTTTGCTGTAGAAACTGGTTTAACTTAGAATAATCTTTAAAATCACCGATCGAGGACATCCAATTATAAAGTTCTAGATAATTAGTCATATCCTCTGATACTATGAATGTTATATCTAGATCAGAAAAAGTTACCTTTTCACCTACAAGAGGATAGTTTATAAATGGTGTAGCATGAGTAACAGAACCAAAAGATATTCCAGGTAAAGCTACTTCCTGGCAAAAATAAGAAACATGTGGTAGATCTTGTATTACTAATCTAAATCCATTTGGTTTCAGATAATCATAAGTTGTAGGTCTATTTGATGTGTATGAACTAGATACTGTAGCGGCATTGGCACTAAACATTATGGTGGGAATCCTGGATTATAAGTAGAAATTTGGCGTTACCTGCATCGTAAACTTTGTAGTATTTATTCGCCTCCATAATTTCTCTACCAATAACAGCTTCAAAATCACCACCAAGTATAATACTTCTAACTATAGAATAATGATTGCTGTTATACTTTTTAGCTGCATGTGTGAGTGGTAGAATTTCACCATTTACTTTGACAAATTTAGTCTGTGTTGTCTCATTTCTTTTTAGAAGATCAGACTTATAACAATCAAAGTTGCAATATTTAGAATTTGCACTAGGTATAGTTTTGTTACAGGAAAGGCAGGTTTTCATATCTAATATTGTTAAATCAAGATGTTGTATTATACAATAATTTATCATCCCTGTAAATAGAGACCAAAAAATAGGGACCCGAAGGTCCCTATTTCATCCCGAACAGGTAATACTACTATTACATAATATTCAATACTGCGGTTTTTCTGTAGTATTGATTACGGTTAGCAGTGAATGTTGATGCATCAGCATCACTTAGTCCTGTTGCGCTTGTAACGTATGGGTTTGCAATGAATCCATAACGTGTCTTAAAGCCAATCTTAGGCTGGAAGGTGTTAGGATCAACTGCACGTACCATTTGTAGAGGAACGTATGGGCAGTAGAAAAGACCTGCGTCATATGGGCTTGTACCTTTGTATCCAACTACGTAGAACTGATACTGTGCACCTAGGTTAGCTGAATATGGATCAACATAAACACGATAACGACCGTTTAGAACACCTGCAAATGTATTGCTGGTATCGTCAACGTTTAGGCTTGTTGAAAGTGCTGGTGCGTAATCTAGTACACCTGCCATTGCTAGAGCTGAGGCAACGTCTGCAGAACATACGATGAAGTTACCTTTACCTCTACGAGTATCTTGAGCAATGTGATTAGCATCGCGTTCGATATTGAATAGAAGACCCTTGAAACGCTCTACTGACCAACGACCGTTTGAATCGATATCTAGGTCAAATGTACCTGCTGTTGCTGTTGCTGGTGAACCTACTTTTGCAACTTTGTAAATGGTACGAATAACTTCACGGTTAATTTCAAACATAATTTCTTGTGAAAGAATATTTGAAAGCTCTGATTCAGCATCAAGACCATGAACTGCTTTAAGATCCTGTGCTAGTTCGATGGTGTACTCAGCTTTTAGAGCACGTGACTTAGCTGTTACTGTTGTCTTATCAATTGAGAAAGACATTTCACCAAAGTCGTAATTAGTGGTACCTAGTTGTTCAGCCCATGCTGTAACGTTTGCTGTACCAGTGGTATATGTACCATTAACTGGATTTGAACCAGCATGTGTACCTGTACCAGAGAAATCAGTATCAGCTTCGTTAAATAGTGCTTCTACACGGGTTGTAGTGTTTGCACGCTCTGAACCGTAGATAGAACGCATTGCGAAGATAAGACCAGTTGGACCAGTCATTGGCTGAACACCGCAAACATCATATGCCATTAGATTTGGCATTGCACGACGAACTAGACCAATAAGAATTGGATCATACTTATCGATACCGTTTGTTGCTGCAATGTTGTTAGCTGGTGCATCTTCAAATAGTGCAGAACGTTCTTCACGTAGTGCTTTTTCTTGGTTTTCTAGAAGAATAGCAGTAACTGCTTTCTTATAGTTTTCTTTAATTTCAGGAAGTTCTGGATGCTCCAGAATTGCTCCCCATTTCTTTTGTAAACCTTCGGTCATCAACATCTTTTTTGTCTCCTTAATGGAATGTTAATTATTTATAAGTTAGCGAGTTTTAACTGCTCTTGATAAAGCTTGTGCATATTTAGAGATTGTATCTGTAGACTGAAGAGGTGCTTCTTCGGAAAGAATTTGTTCTTCAGGTGAAAATTTTGCAGCTTTTGGAAAATAGTTTTCCTTAACCACTTTAACCTTCTCACGATATAGTTGTTCTGAATCAAAGCTAACACCCTCAAGCAATGCTGCTAATTTTTCGCTTTCAGTTGCTGCTAGATCAGAGGTCATTTCACTGATGATTTGTTGCTTTTTCATTTCAGCGATTTGTTCGTTAAGTTCAATATTAGTACCTACTGCTTCATTAAGTTTTACTTCTAATTCAGATGCTTTATCTTGTAGCTCTTCAAGAACATTATACTTTTCTTCAGGAACTTCGATATAGTGTTCCTTAAATAAAGTTTTTAATCCGCCAATGAAGTCTTCAGCAATTTCAGATCTTAAGCCTTTCTCAACTGCTAGCTCATTTTCTTCCATCCATTGTTCAACGACATAATTGAGAAATGAATCGACCTTATCGACTAAAGCTTCTGCCACTTCAGCTACTTCTGCTTCTTTTTGCTCTTGTAGTTTTTCACTAATTCTTTCCATTTCGGAGTTTACGCGAGCGATAACTGCTGCTTCAAAAATAGATGTTGCTTTATCACGAAATTCTTCTGATAGATCTTCACCAAAAATTGAATTTAGTTCTGATCTAACATCAAGTTCTGATTTTTCAGAAATTTGTTCACCATCTACATCAGTGTCCTCTTTAGCAACATTGCCAGAAGATTTCTGCATGTTTACTACTGAAGTAGGATCACCAACTGTGGTATAGTTAGGGGCTGCACCAGCGCCACGTGCCTGTAAATTATTTGGTTTAACAGGAGCAGCTGCTTTAGCACCTTGGTTTTCTTCATCTTCATCACGTTCATCATATGTTGCTTTTTGTGATGAACCCTGCATTGGATTAGTTGCATCACCTGAAACAGAAGTTTTTACAGTTGAATCTTTACTTACAGATGCAACATTAACTGAGTTTGGTGTGCCAATCGATTGATATGATGCTTTTTGTGATGAACCTTGCATTGGTGGGCTTGCATCTCCTGCAACAGCACCACTACCAGCTGCGGCTTCATCAATTTGCTTTGCACCAGTACGTGCTAGCAAATCTTTGATTTTTTGTTCTACTGACATGAAAATCTCCTAAATGATTGACAAATATTATTTATAAAAACTAATTTTTTGAGATAAATTTAATGAACTGCTGAAATAACTGAAGTTTCTTTTCTTCAGTTAGTTTACCCTTTTTGATTTCTTCTTTCATCTGCTCCATTACCCACCCCTTACCATCTATGTAAACCCATGAAGCATCTTCAACGATACCATTAACCCAACATTCTGGACCACTTGGATCAGCAACGATATCGATAGTTGCTAGATGAAAGTCATCTTGAACTTCATTTACACCTTCTTTGTTCAATTTTAGTGAACCAAGACCCCTTGATGATACTCCTAGACGAACACCTTCCTCCACAAAATTCTTTGCAATCTTACCCATTGGAGTGTCAAGAATCTTTGCTCTACCTATAACATCATTGCCTTCAAATCTTAAATCAGTCATCAAATGTGATGCTTGATGTAAATTTATAGAAGGATTAGTAGGATGTCCTAATTCACCTAGAGCACGTTTCTCTTTAATTAGATCTTGATATTTGTCAACTTCTCTTTCAAGAATATTTTTACGATATAATCTATTATTGCGATTAGCTTTCTCTGCCTGCATGAAGATACCTTCAATGAAGACATTATTTCCACCTGATTCTTTTGCCTCAGTAATGTACTGTAGCTCTTGTGTAACTTCAGTAATTATTTTCATGTTTTTATTACCTTGGTACTGATTGTTGATCTGGTTCTCTATAACCAGCAGCTTTTGTAAGACCTAAAAACACTGTACCACCTGGTGAAGGTATAGTAACAGAAATGTTTGAGGTGTTATTTTGATTCAATACAAATCCAAATTGTTGCGAAAAGGTCCAGTTATCATTGCTATAAATGATTAAAACATTACTATTATTTCTCTTAATAAATGTTCCGCCACCAGAAAATTCTGGTACAGAATAAACAATAGAATTAATATTAACATTTGCATTTGCATAACCCAAAAAAGTTTCATCCGCAAGAGCTAAATCTGCATTTAGATCAATATTGGCTGTTCCATCACCTACAAGTTGAATAACAGCTTGTTGACGTTGTTTTTTAAGAATAGTTTTTGTAATAGCCATTATTACTTACCTACCTTTTGTGGTGTCATTGGAGTATTGTTCTCTACATCCATTTGCAATCCATCATGAATATCTTGTAGTGTTCTGCAAAGATTTTTCATAGACATTACATGCCCAGAATGCATACGAGATCCTTTTTCTTTCATATAACCTTCTGAATTAGGATAACCTTGGTACACTGCCTTCTTATGTTTACCTAAACTATTGATAATATCATTGGCTTTCTTAGCAGCCATAGCATTATACTGATCATATTGATCATGCACTACTGCTTCATCAATAGTTTCTTCTGCATCATCTTTAGCTTTAGCAATACCAGCGGTTCTCTTTGCAATTAGATTCTTTGCTAGATCACGGTACTCTGATTTTTTCTTTGTAAAAGGTTGTAGTTCTTTTACCTGTGCTTTTGCTTTTGTAGTATAAGCAGCTTTAGTTTCTTGGGAAATTTCATCAATAGATTCTACTTCTTCTGTTTGTGTAGAGGCAGCTGCTTTAGCTTTTCTTGCTAAACCACGCTTAACTGCTTTATCTACTTCATAACCAGATGCCATTCCGCTAGGAACAGATGTTGTTCTGCGTGAATGTTCTCTGCTTAGAGCAGTGTGACGAGCACTTTCTTCTGGTGAAGTAGTATCAAAATCTTTCTTTTCTATCTGGTCAATCTCTGATCTGATAGCTTTAGTAGACATCTTCGAAGGGTCTCTAGCTTCTTCGATATCTTTTTTTGCATTTTTCTCTTCTTGTTCTTTAGCTCTACGCTCTGCAGGTGTGGGAATCTTTGGTGGATTCTTAACCATTGCTTTATCCTGCATCATGCGTGATAATCTTTCACGAGCACCCTCATCAACAGATTCTACTTCTTCATTGCGCTGCTTAGCATAATATGCACCAAGAGCCATCTTAATACGCTCTTTCTTTGACTTGCCTTCAAATTTAGGATTATCAGATTTCACAAAATCTCTAATCCATTTAGATGTTGGATCAGCTTTAGCTAATACCTCATCCAATTTTTCATCAGTCAATAGATGATCTCTAAAACTAGGCATTTTCTTCTGTTCCTTTGTTAAAAATTGTTTGTGCTAATTCTATTTTTCGATCATCTAACGCAGCGGAAACTTTGGTTGCAGCAATATCATTAAATGTCTCTTGAGCACCAACATTGTTGCCATCAAGAATACTTGAAATCATGTCTCGAATTTGATCTGTTGTTTCCATAACTATTGTTCCTCAGAAGTATTATTTTGATTATTTATTGGTGGAGAACCAGGGGGTGCTAGCATTAATGATGGTGGTTCAGCGGCAATTTCTTTTTCAATGTTATCCATTTCAGCATCTGTTAGATGAAGAAAATTTTTCTTAACATATGATTGACTATAATAAGTTCCTACATATGGTTGGACCATGTTTAACAGATCCATACGATTCCGCATCATCTCTGCATCTTTAGCTTCTTTAAAGTATTGATCCTCTGCATACTTATAACGAATCTGTTCTTTAATATCTGCCCAATCTTGTTCTACTATAACACCTTTAAGAATAAGTTGAGTCTTTAGTAAATCGCGGAACAAATCGGAAAACTTATTACGTAAACGATTAATAAACTTTGCAAACTTTAATTCGTCTCTTGTTACTTCTACTTGACGACCAAATGACATACCTGTTTGTGGTTGTAATCTAGAAACTGGAACATTTAATGCTTGATACATCTTATTTTGAAAATAAGTAATATCATCAATTTGACCCAGATTTTCACCACCTGGAAGTGTGGAAATTTCTGTTCCTTTTCCACCGTCTCTACGTGGCAACCAAAAATCTTCTAACATAGATGTAAATTTACGATCATCTCTAATCTCACCAGTCGATGAGTCATATACAATCTTATTGCGATATCTAGCCATAATATCTTTTAGATATTGTTCAGCTTTCAACTTTGGTAGATTACCTACATCGATATAGAAAATTCTACGTTCTGGTGCTCTAGCTAGACGATAGATGACCAAAGCATCTTCCATCATTTTTAGCTGGTTAACTGGTTTAATAGCTTTATGTAGGTAACCAACTACAATATTCTTCTCCATGTCTATCAAACCTGAATGACAATAGGCGATAGTATCGGGAGTAATTTTTAAACCGACTCCATTAGTAACTTGTTGACTACTACCATACGCTACTGAGTAGGTAATACCTCTCTCGTTATAGAGGTAAAATTCGTCGATAGTTTTTACAATCTCAACACCGCTAGGTAATTTTTCTTTCTTTACATCACGAACTTTTTTAATTTTTCTTGGATCAATGTAACGAAGTTCTACAATACCTTTTTTAGAATTTTTAACATCAATAATCTTTTGATAAAAGATTCTTCCGTCGATATACCAACGACGGAAGATATCATGTGCTCGAGAATTAAAATCAAGAAGTTTTAATATTTCATCAAATTCTGCCTGTATTGCTTTGCGAATATTTGGTGAAACATTTAACTCATCCACATCAAGTTGTACAGGAGGCTCATCATCAATATTGGCGATTGCCTCCGATACAATATCCTCAATAGCCATATCACATTCTGGATAGAATGCCATTTGCCTATATCTAGTAATAAGCTCAGATTCTGTTTTTGATGTAGCATCAAGATCTACATAAGTTCCATAGTAACCACCTGCTGCAATTGTGGTTGCTCCATCTTCAGGTGTCGGCGTCACAAAACCTTGACTGCTCTGTGCCGCCGATTCCTTCTTAGGCTTGGTTATTCTAAATCCAAAAAGATTTAATTCCATGTTTTATTAAATTCGTGCGGTAGATGGTACTGATGCACCAGCAATTGTTCTTGCTACGTTATCATCTGCTACTGAAAAGTACTGGTATTGCCATGTGCAAGTGAATGTACTAATCTGATCATTTGCATCAAAACTTAGTGCAACATCAGACAAATCTGTAGGAAATGCTTGCTTGAATACATAACTCTTCAAAATTTTGCCATTTCTGTCAAGCTGTGCAACTCCAAGATCTGATAGATATTGAGAAGGTTGTGTTAGACCCCTTTTTAAAAGTTTTAATATTTCATCAAATTCTGCCTGTATTGCTTTGCGAATATTTGGTGAAACATTTAACTCATCCACATCAAGTTGTACAGGAGGCTCATCATCAATATTGGCGATTGCCTCCGATACAATATCCTCAATAGCCATATCACATTCTGGATAGAATGCCATTTGCCTATATCTAGTAATAAGCTCAGATTCTGTTTTTGATGTAGCATCAAGATCTACATAAGTTCCATAGTAACCACCTGCTGCAATTGTGGTTGCTCCATCTTCAGGTGTCGGCGTCACAAAACCTTGACTGCTCTGTGCCGCCGATTCCTTCTTAGGCTTGGTTATTCTAAATCCAAAAAGATTTAATTCCATGTTTTATTAAATTCCTGCTCCAAATGGTACTGATGCACCAGCTAATGTTCTTGCTACGTTATCATCTGCTACTGAAAAGTACTGGTATTGCCATGTGCAAGTGAATGTACTAATCTGATCATTTGCATCAAAACTTAGTGCAACATCAGACAAATCTGTAGGAAATGCTTGCTTGAATTTATAACTCTTCAAAGTTTCGCCATTTCTGTTAAGCTGTGCAACTTCAAGATCTGCTAGATATAGAGAAGGTTGTGTTAGACCCCTTTTAAATTCTAGATCTTCCATCTGATTCATCCAACGCTCAATCGCATTTCTAACGATGAATTGAGTATCGTTTAGAATAGTTGTTGTCCATGGAGTAAATACACGATCACCAGCCATGTGTACTTGACGACCACGATACAGAACAGTTGCAGGAGGAACTACTTGTCCTGGTAGTGATGCTGCGGTTACTAAAAATGAGCTTTTCTCAGACGCAAAAGTGTTTGGTGCAGCAGGAGGAAATCCAATCGTTACTTGAAACTGATTGGGTCTTGCTCCACCATTACCTAGCGATGTTCTGAATTCATCTACGTTAAAAATTGCCATTTACTTTCTCCTATTAAGCACCAACTTCACTGAATGAAATTGATGATCTTGTAGCAATAAAGTTTAGTGAAATGAAATTGATTGAACGTGCTGGTTTGATGTAAATATCAGCAACAAATTCGTTTCTATCAATTACTTCACCAGTGTTGTTTGTTTCATCACATACAACTAGGAAATCTGTAATACCACGGCGACCACGAACATCACGCAGGAATGGTTCTACAAGATTCTTAAATTGTGCTCTGGTAAATGCATCATTGAATTCAAATAGTGAGTATTTAGCAGCAGATGCAATTGCTTTTTCAAGTACGATGAATAATCTACGTACATTGATTCTATCAAATGCACTTGGTTTGCTTAGTAGTGTTTTATCTCCATAAAGAACAGTTCCCTGACCTGCTACTGAAATTACAGGATTAATACCATTCTTATAAAGAATATCGCGCTGGCTTGCGGTTGGATTAAATGCTAGACGAACCACATTCTTAATTTGACCACGATTTAGACCACCAGGTGAGAACCATGGATCTGCAACGAAATCTGTACGAGCACAAAGTCCAGCAATATCACCGTTTAGAGGCAACCATCTGTATACGTCATTGTAACGGTCATATTGATATTTCCAACCCGAATCCATTACTGCATATGAAGATGAAAGATTTGATAGATTATTTGTTCTATCTGCAACCACATTTGTTAGTTGTGTTGAAGAAGCAAGATTTGCTTGCACACTAGTATAGGTTGGTGAAAGAAATACTACACAATCTTTTCTAACTGCTGCAATATTATCAACAATATTCTTCGCATTTGTTAATGCTAATGCACCAACAGGGATCAAAGAAACGTCGTAGATGTCATCTTGTAGAAAATTGTTATAAGCAGTTTCAACGTTTCCAGCTGAAGGTGATGAATCTACTCCACCAAATAGTGAAAGTTGTACATTTGCTGTTAAAGCATAAGTAACATTACCAGTTGATGCTGCAGTACCCCAATTTGTTGCATCTACTGGATGACCTCTCCACCAGACATAGTTTGAATTGTTTAGTACATTTCTGTAGTAAATTGATGTACCATCTGAACCAACTGCGTCAGAAGCTACTGACAAATATTGAAATTTATCAATAACTGTGTTTGCTGTACCTGAAAATAAACCATCTTCATCAATTACTGCAATGTGAATTTCATCATTGGTTGAACCAAACTTAGCAGCATGGGCAGAAGTACCTGGTTGACCATTAAATTCTGCTTGAATTGCTCCTAAAGTACTCCAGTTACCATTCGTTGCGTAAACGATCTTTAATGTGTTTCCTAAAGCACCTGGATACTTTGCAGAAACTAAACCATTTGTTAGAGCAGTTGACGAATCGTATTCGTTCTGATTCTTGATCAAATCTGCTGTTACTGTAACAGCAGTATTTGCATTTGCTGCGGCATTTTTGGCTGCACTACCAACTGCACGAATAGTTAAAAGTTGATTAGAATATGCTAAAAAGTTGGCTGCGGTAAAGAAAGACAAGTAAGTATTTGCATTAGGTTTTCCAAAAACTGCTGCTAGTTCATTTTCTGAACCAACATATGTTACTTGATCAGCTGGACCCCAAGCAAACTCACCTGCAAAACCTCCTGCACTAGTTGAAACTGAAGGTACTACTGTCGTAAGATCAGTTTCCTTTACTAGTACACCAGGTGAAAGTTGATATGCCATCATGTTCTCCTATAGGTTAAAAACAAAAACTCTTTGTTATGGTATTTATAGAATTTAAAATTTCAACCTAATCCTGAGTTAATTCTGCGATTAATATGAGCACCTAAATCATCTTCGGCAGCAATCCATAAATCTCCTGCCATGATTTCGGGTTCCTTTTCTTCGGGCATTCCTGTATTTATTACACCAAATGGTGTTAATTCGTCCTCAATTTGTTTCAATCTTTGTTGAAAAAGTTCATAGCGAAGATTAGAATTTGTTAAATCTTTAAAGTATGGATCTCGAACAATCCAAGCAAAAAGTACTAAAGTCATCACAAGATCATCATTATACCCTTCATCTGCTTCATAGGAACCTCTCTTTTCAATGAATGTGGAGAGTTCTGAGATAATATCTTTATCAAATATTAAAAGTTTATTAGATTCTACTAAAGTTTTTAGATTAGAGCAACCGATTCTTTTTACTTGTTTAGTGGTTCTAACACCTAAAGTATCACCCTTAGCTCCAGCAGAGACATATTGTCCTTTGCGTCCATTAGATCCTATACTAAAGATGTTTTCATATTCTAATTCAGAATACAAAATATCTGCAATTTGTTGTCCATTGTCATTGATCTCTACTAGTACATAAGCATCATTATAATCTTTTGCTATTTTATGTATCACATTAGGATATAACAAAGGACTAATTCTATTGTTTCTATACTTTCCAACAACTTTATATGGAATCTGTGTTACATCTATAACTGTAAATGCTGAGTAGTCACCACCAACTCCACGAGAAGTATCGACCATAATTACGTATTGTTTGTTTCTTTCTGGTTCATCTATGATGTCTAAACCATCATCAGTAGTAAACACGTATGGAACTGGTGACATACGAGCAACAACATCTCCAGCAATTAGAGAGTGTGAGCTTCCGATAAATGAACATAATACTTCCTGATTAAACTTAACCTCACCAAGTAATTTTCTCTGTTCCTCGGCCCATTTTGCATCTCTTTTTGGATGTTCTGAATATTTAACTTCAAAATGTGTAAATCCATTGGCACCCTGTAAAGCATCATTCCAAAATTTCCAAAAATGATTGAAACCCAACGGTGTGGAGGTAAGAACAATCTTCGTAGTTTCACCAGCAGAAATTGTAGGATAAACCGATGTAAAAAATTCCTCAGCTACATTATTAGGAATTATTGCCGTTTCGTCAACATACAAAAGATTAACTGATTTACCACGAATACCTGAACTGGATGTTGCTGCAGTAAATACAATCGATCCATTCTCTAATTCTATATCACCCTTATTCCATGTTTTAATACCTTGTTGCAACCACAAAGGAAGACCTTCATACATTAGTTGATAACGATATAAAATTTCTCTTGCAGCAGGTGCTTTGTTTGCAAGAATAGCAACTGTTTTATTAGATTGAAATAATGTGTACCATAAAATAAAAGCCGCTACTGTTTGAGATTTTCCCATTTGCCGCGGCTGCATACTAATTACTTTACGGTTGTTTAGTAAAGTACCAATAAAATTTCTTTGATATCCATAAAGTTCAAAGGGAACTAAACCATGATCTAGTGAAACAATTTTACAATATTTAGTAATAAAGTAGATAGGATCATTCGTACACCGAATAATCTCTTGTACGTTGTCCTGAGTATATTGTATAGGATACCCAACTTGTTTTAGTCGAGTATTACCATTATACTTGTTTCTTATACTATTAATTATCGGAAGAACCAATTACTTTTTCCTGCGTTTGTTTCAGCATTTTAAGTAGATCTTCTGTTGATCCAGTAAAGACTATATTGTTTTGTTGACCAATTTGTGGGTTTTGTGCTGCCTGTTCTGCTTGAGGTTTATCTAGCTCTATCTTTTGTTTTTGTAGAGCTAAAAGATCCTTTGCAACTTCAGACATAGTTTTCATTAACTGGCCAGCAACCTCATATGTTCTGGGATGTTCAGAGTTTTTAGCTAGATGAATGATATCATCTAGCGCATTAGAACCTTTTTCTATCACATTTCTAAGTGTACCACGGGCTAGATCATAGTCATCTTCAGCGTCGATGTTTTTTGAAACAGATGGAGCAATAACTGGTACAGATTCTTTTTCTTGTGGAGTTATATTGAAGATTTCATTTAACTTGTCCATTATTCATCTAATCCCTCAAATGTTTCTGCAAATTCAAAAGTATCGCCAGGTTGTGCTGTTGAAGGACTTACAGTTACAGTATACGTACCAAGTGAATTTGTTAGTTCTCTATTTTCAAAGAAATCGACAATTGCTGTACGAATGATACCTTGTCTAGATGCAGGACCATAAAAGTTTGTTTTTAGAGTAAATGACAAAGTCCAAACAATCATTCTTCTATCGAGAAAGTCACCCTCAAAGGTATCTTCAAATTGTATTCCATCAAGAATGATTGGTAGATCATGTGTGATGTTTAAATCTGGTATTGCTTTAATAGATAGAGTAAAATCTGGATTAAAGTATGGTAAAATTTGCTCAACTATTTGGTGTGCATCTTCAGTATTGCGAGTATAGATGTATAAATTAACTCCGATATTATATGGAGTAGGTGTATATTGGGTGGTTAGATTTGTTGTAGTAGAATTTGTGATACGATTTTGCTGTACTAGAGATAGTTTCCTTGCTGGATCATAATTGATACTTGTCATCTCAAAGGACATACGCGGAAGAATAATCTCTACGTTTCTTTCTTCTGCAGCATTTGGTTGTTGATCTATTCTAGCAAGATACTTATGTTTTGAGGCATATGCAAGGGGAACTCTTATACTTTTTGTAGGAGTATCATTTGCATCTAGGCGATCAATGGTAATATTGTTGAACATGTTACCAAATGCAACAATACACTTTCTGATTGTAGACCAATAAAATTTGGTTAACATTATCTACTTACAACCTCTCCGAAGGGATTTCTTTCACTGAAATCTAATATATCTTTTCCTTCTGTATTGAAGTGATCATTGGTTGCAGCTTTGTCTATATCTTCTAGATCATAATTTTCAAGAATCATACTTGCTCTTCTACTCTGTTCTAATAGTAATGCAAAACCTTCTTCTAATTTCAATTCATAAGAAAGTATATCTTCATTTATTGCATCGGAGATAACATCAATTTCGTCAACACCAGTATCAATTGTGTTATGACTAAATTGATACAACTCACACTGTAATTTATAGACGTATAACTTTCCTACCTGAAAGAACGGATCAGTTGCTTCTACGTACTTTATTTCAAAAAATGATTTAGTAAGAGGAAAGAAAAGTAAATCACCTTCGGCTGGTCTGGTTGAGAGAATAGAATTACCTTTTCTTTTTATCAATTCATCCCAACGACGGCGCGCCATAACAAATGTGGCGGAGTCTTGCAACTGTAATCCAAACTTTGTCATCAAATCATTACCACCAAATCCGTTCACATTTTCAAGATAAACCTCTACAGGATAAGCATTTTTAAACTCTTCTAATACTTCTTCATTGAGAATATAATCTCTTGCAACAGCAGCACGAGGTAGATAGTACACATCAAATCCATAAATCTTTAAGCATTCTATAATAAGATCTTCCATAAGCAACGATTCTGATCGTCTGCCCATTGGAATACCAGATTGAAAATAAAAGTTTGTGGTCATGTTCTGCTGTACTTTTTATTGTACTTTTTAAAAGTTATATTTTTGATTGACATCTATTGACAACTGTCGTATACTTGCTATGTAGCGAATGATGATTACACCACTAACGCTACACACTAACCTAAAAAGAAATCTGTCGGTAATTCAAATCTAGATTGGATTTCATCTTCTATTTTAGATAATTCATTAATTGCTTCATTATATATTTGTTGTCCATTTAATGTTACACCACCAGGTAACTGGACTCCTTCAAATTTCTTAAGATTCTCACCCCATTGTCTTTTCATTAGAGCAGTGGCATATCTTTTCAAAAACATATCATTATAAACATCAGTGAACTGATCTGGATCTAGTATTCTAAAACATTCAACTATTAATATATCACCTATTGGAGCATCACGTTTCCAATCCATATCAACAAACAGTCTATTCATATGACGGTTGAAGCGGATTGGTTTTGTACCAACTAAAAGTGTATTAATTAGTTGTAGATGATTTTGAATCATAGTGTAATGAATCATATCTACAGACATTACATTGTACAAATCCTGTACTAACATCTGATAACGAATATCAAAGAGATTAATACCAGATGTTCTATCGAAGAATGGTAGAACTCTTTCTACACCGATAACTGCATCAGATATTTCAAAGTATTGATTATCATAAGAACCTTTAGTTAAAGAACTAAAGACTGCTGTTGCATTTGAGGTAGAACCACGAACAGTCTCACCCAATACAAAATTAGTATCAGAAACATTTATTACATTTAGTTGTGTTGCAACATTTGAAGTTGCACCATTCCATTCTGCTGTAGCACCAGAAGTTTGCCCAGTGATTACATCACCAGATGTAAATAGATTTGCATTACCAGTTACAGTCATTAAAGATGGAGTAATGACTGCTTTAAGATATACTTTTTCTGTAGCATCAAAGTGATATTCACGATAAAACTGTAGAGCATCATCTAGACGATCACTTATTTGATCATCGTCAAGATTGATTTCAATTACAGGATGACCCAATCTACGTAGGCAGTAATCAATAAGATCTTGTCTGGAAGCAATAGCCATAGAAATTATTCCTTAATTTTCTATTATTTATGCAGGTTTAATAGGCCAAATTAAGTTATAAGGAAATCCTTCTTGATCGGTTATGTCACGTAGTTCTTGTCTGTATGTTGCCCATGCAACTTTATCTATTGAAACATCAGGTAACTGTGTCCAATCACACTCGGATAAAAGTCTATCCCGATAACCTCTTACATTGTTAGATGCTTGGTCTAATGATATTTCTACAACTATCCATGCTTGTGTCCAAACATCATCTATTTTTTGTACTGTTTGTTTAATTCTATGTGTTTTACTATCAATAACTGGTGCGGGTGTAGTTTGAACTTTATATACAGAAAATAGTTCTAACAGACTATCTGTACACACTGAAGGAAAACTTGTTTGAGGATTATCTCTTTGTAAATCACTCAAAGTATATGGAAAAACACTAGGTTGATTATTTACTATCTTTACGTACATATTTTTCTCTTTTAAAAGTCAAAAGCCCAAACAGCATCAGAATTTACACCTACTGCGTATAGTTTTTTACCATCTGATTTAATGTATATATTATAAAAATTAAGATCATACAGCCCTACAGAAAAAGCTGTAGAATACACAGTTGTACTAATATCCCATGGCGTGCTTAAAGAGTATTCATATAGTTTGTCACCACCTAAACCCATAATATACATCTTGGTACCATCTGGTTTAAAAAACAATCCACTCGGAGTTCCTTCTTGTGCGGATACACTAAAAACTTGAACATATGATGCGGTACTAATATCCCAGGCTGAACTTAAGGTATACTCGTTGACATCATCTCCAGTTCTACCTATAACATACATCTTAGTACCATCTGGTTTAAAAAATAATCCATGTGGAATATCTTCTTGTCCTGCAACACTAAAAACTTGAACATATGATGCGGTACTAATATCCCAGGGTGTACTTAAGGTATACTCGTTGAC